TTTTAATCCAAATGTCTTGGGTCCTTGTGTGCAGGTTTTCCGTGATTGTTATGTGACCATAATCTACAGAAAGGTGTCGTAAAATAATTATTATAAATTAATGTATCATCAATGTGTAAATCTATTCCATTAACTCTACAATACTCTGCTTTAGTTTTATCCCACTCTTCATCACTAATCATATCAAATCCATATTTTGGATGCTTTCCACTGGTTGGTGTTCCCATCTCACGATGATAATCTACAATTGAAAAGAAATGAGTATATTTTATATTATAATCACTCAAAAGTTTTTTATCATCCTCAGTTACCCCACCCGTTACTATATGCACCTCACATCCAGAATCAATTAGTGTCTTACAGAAAAATGAAAAAAACTCAGGCATGTCACTTATCACACCATGTAAGTCTAATGATACCTTCCAACCTTTTTTAAAACCCTCATTTATCATATTTGTGAATTTGTTCATATGTTATATATTTAATCTAAAAAGTGAAAAATTACCATGATTGTAAATTCCAATTTTATTTTTTAATATATAATACAAATATAATAAATTAAAATGAAGGTTGATAATTTTTTTAAAATGTTCATAATAGAGAACTATCCAAAATTTGGATCTACTTACTGTAAAAATCATCTAAATTCGGATATTAAAAAAATAATGTCTGTTGTATCTACATATAGATTAAAAAGAAATAAAATTGACAAAATAAATATTGACACCAATAATAAATATTTTTGTTATATAATTGGTTTAATATGGGCAGATGGCTTTGTTGATAAAAAAACCAATAGAGTAGGAATTTCATTAGTAGAAAATGATATAAATGACATAAAAAATATATTTGAAAATGTTGGTATTTGGAACTATAACTATGCAAATAATTCAAAAAGAGGATATAAAAATCAAATAATGGTCCGAATGTCAGATAAAAATTTTAAAAGTTTTCTAATAGAAAATGATTTTCTTGAAAAGTCATTTAAATCTCCAGATAAAATTATATCAATAATTCCAAAAAATAATTTAAAATATTTTATAAGAGGAATATCAGATGGTGATGGATGTTTTTACTATAATAAAAAACAGTATATAAGGCAATTTTGTATTGCTTCAACTTATGATCAAAATTGGAATTATATCATTAATATTTTAAATAATAAAAATTGTAAATTTAAAATAGAAAAAATAAAAAAAGAGAAGTCAAAATCATCTATAATAAGAATAACAAACAAAGACATTTTAAAAATAGGAGAATTCTTATATGAAGATTTTTTTGGATTAAAAAGAAAATATGAAAAATTTCTAATAATTAAAGAATCATATAATATTTTACAACATAAACCAAAAAATGGGGCTAGAAAACCAATAATAATAAATGGTATAAAATATACATCACTTAAAAATGCATCAATTAATATAGGAATACATATTACTACACTTTCAAAAAGGATCCAAAGAGGATATTATAAATTTGAATTTTTGTAGCTGATTCTTTATATATAGTATAATGAAACATATTAGGAAATTTAAGATATTTGAATCTGCTGAGGAAGATCTATTTGTATCATTAAATAGAAATGAATGGTACAATAAAAGAATATATCGAGGATATGACCATTTTACAGAAAAAGAAATTAAGGAAATAGATGATATTTTTAAATTTAGAGATATTAAATGTGAATCATGGAAACAATTATACTGTGAGTATGTGTGTAAAGTAGGTGATTTTCGTAAAGAAAGAATAATAATTAAAATAAATAAGTGTCAAGATGAGTGGTTTTACGTCGAGACAGTTGATAACAGATTCAATGCGTCGGAACGCTTTTTTGAAGTTGACTCAATGGATGGATTGGAAAATTTATTAAATGCAATTATATCACTCTATAAAAACAATCAAAGCCTCAATATCCCATTGAGATTATGGAGTGAATTTAAAGAATCTAAAATATTTGAAACATTATATACACCTGAAATACGTGATTATATTGATGATATATTCTTCGAATTTTCTGATTATCATAACTATGAGGTCACTATTAGTACAGATGAAATGATTCATACGGCACCTAACACCTCATCAGTTATTTTTGGAAATAATTTTGTTTATCCAAGTGATTCGGAAAAGCAATATGGTCGACTGCCAGGAATGGGTAATCGAAATTGGAAATTGGGTTTTTTAGTAAAAATATCCTGTGAGAATCCAAACTTTGAAGGCAATCCAGAAACGATGAGATGGGAAATTGAAATTAATAGAATGGCAAGAAGAGATAGAGTTAAAAGAAAAAGAGAAATCGAATCTTATGAAAAGAAACTAAATAAAAAAATTGAAGAAGTCAGAGGATTCGTAGAAAGTAAAATTAAAACAATCAAAAGAAGATGTCCTAAAGAAATATTCCTACACGGAGTAAAAATGGAAGGTAATACCATTAGAGGAAGGATAGAATTTGACTTCGCATTTATATATCAAGAATTTAAATAAAGGAAGAGATTTATAATATATATCTCAATGGATAAAAAATAAACTGAGATATGAATAAAGAAATGTTAGAAAATGAAATAAATAATGGATTATCACTTAGAGAAATTGCTGAAAAAATAAATAAGTCACTTACTACAGTAAGATACTGGGTAAAAAAGTATAAAATATCACATAACTATAGGAGTTTTAAGCAAATTGGAAAAATAGAATATGATGAATATAGATATTGTCCAAAATGTGAAAAAAATTGTCTAACAACAAATTTTTATAAAAGGAGGGACAAAAAAAATTCATCAACTTATTGTATAAAATGCACAAATTCACACACCTTAGAAAGAGTTCAAAATTTAAAAATGCAAATGGTTGAATATAAGGGGGGTTGTTGTCAGATTTGTGGGTATGATAAATATCAAGGAGCACTAGAATTTCATCATTTGGATCCAAGTAAGAAGGATTTTAATTTATCAAAATTAAAAGTCAGAAAATTTGGAGAATTAGTTAAAAATGAATTAGATAAATGTGTAATGATTTGTTCAAATTGTCATAGAGAAGTACATGCAGGAGTAACCGAAATAAAAAAGTCCACATAGAGTGGACTTTTTGTGATCCGGATTGGATTCAAACCAATGACCTACAGCTTAGAAGGCTGCCGCTCTATTCAGCTGAGCTACCGGACCGACTCAATTACTTTGAGTTCTTTTTAGCCGCTTTTTCAGCTTTCGCCTCAGACCTAGCTTTTTCAGCTTCGGCACGAGCAGCTTTTTCTACATCGCGGACATTCTTTTTCCATTCTGACTTTGGAACGAATTTCCAGCCTTGAGACTTAACTCGAAGGTCAGCAGTTTCGTTATCAACTCGGTCAAAAACTTCATCTTTAAAAATTGTCTTCATATATATTTTTTTATTTATTACAAAATTAGTAAAAGTTTATTACTTAATCAAATTATTTATGTTAGAGTCTCTAAGGTATTGTCTTACAAAGTTTTGTACCTTCTCATCATCATTATCTCCATCGTTTGACACTCTTATATCATCACCAAACATTTGCTTGGCTAAATATAGGCAAGCGCAAACTGATGAATCATAGGGTTTTCTATTTGTTTTTGTAAATTTAAATCCAGTTTTAATTCGTCTGATACTAAATGTTTCATGTGAATCCTTATCAATTCCATTAAAAGAGACCTCATTCTCATCAAAGATTGGATCGTTCTCATTTCCTTCCCAATCTCCTAGTTTATAATCTTCTTTTTTTTGTATTGCTTCACAAACTGTTTTACAAACCTCAGAATATTGTTTAAATTTCTCTTCGTTAATTGGTTTGTATAATTCAAAATATCTTGTATATCCCATTTTATTTAATTTTTTCTACGTGTATATCTTTTTTAAGTAAATTAATTCTATTTAATGAGGTCTTATAATGTTCATCTTTCATTTCAGATCCTATATAAGATGTTCCTTCTTCGATACACCCTAAAGCAGTTGTTCCACTACCCATAAATGGATCATAAATAACAGATCCTTTTGGATAATAAATGTGAATTAGCTTTTTAACTAATTCAACTGAATATACAGCTTTTAATGTGGATTTATATCCATCATTATTTTTTGCTTCAATATAGTTATCATATTTTTTATAAAATAACTGTCCTGTTCTTTCATTTTGTTTGGATATTTCTTTATTTGCTTTGAAGTCTGACAGATTATCTTTATGAACAAAAATATAAATAGGTTCCACAATTCTTGACAATTTATTAGGACTTGTTTGAAATGGAATTGAACTATTTTTTTTCCAATAGATAACATCAGCAATTGTTAAATCAGTTTCTTCATGAATTTTTGTGATTAATAAAATTGGAAGTATGGGATTCTCATGCATATAAGAAATATTATAGCAAATAACACCTCTGTTTTTAAGTATTCTACTAAATTCCTTAAACTCATTTACTCTAACTTTCAAGTATTCTTCTGATGTTAAGTTATCCAACTCAGAATATCCAGTATTATAGTAGTTGTCTTTTCTTTTTTTAGAAATATTATATGGTGGACTTGTTATTATCCCATCAATGGATGAATTTCCCATTCTTTTCATTGTAACAATATTTATCTCATTAAATATTTGGTTCTTCATCCTTTAATATGTTCAATATTTTATACTTATATAAATTAATCTATAATCTGTTGGATTTTTTTATTACGAGCCTCATCAAGACCCATTAAAAAAGTTTCTCTTACATTTCTGATAACAAAACCGTCACATTCGATAGTATAACACCGGTGAGAAGATATGACTTGACCGGGCGCCATAAACCAGCTTTTGTTGGGGGTCTCTTCTGTAGTAGACTGTACATTCCAAATTTTATAATTGACACTATTATCGCCCGTTAGTGGGTTTACAAAGTCAATGTATTCTGGCCTAATGTAAACTTTATTTCCGAGCATTAGAAAAATTCATTTTAATATCTTTATATATCATCCGATTTTCTTCTTCTAATATCTCTTTTTTATGATATTCTTCTTGATGACATATATGATCTATTTTGGTAAAAATTTTACTTAATGTAGATTTGCTAATGCTTAGTGAAATATTATCTACACTTAATTCATAGTTACACCAACATCCAGCACCACTCATATCATATCCAAAAATTCTATGAATTGAAACATTAAAGTTGTCTATTTCAAATTTGAAACAATTCCCAGTTTCCTCTATTGATAGAGATGAGTCGATTTTATTTAAAATTGACTCGCCGATTAATTCGTCTTTGTTAAAAAGTCGTCTAAGTATTTTCATAATATGTTTTTTTATGGTTCAAATCTTTTTCCTGATTTCCACTCATCACAAAATGAGTTATAATTAACTGTTAATTCCTCATCGATACCTATTGATTTTTCCGCAAATAATTCTCCACCAATGGAGATAGTATTCGGATTATCAGAGTGATTAATAAATCTCTCATTTTCTAAAGAACACTTCCAGACCCCATCCTCAAAATATCCATAAACATCTAAAAAATGCTTTTGTATTTCGGGAAAAGATTCATATTGTTCCTTAGTAAAAATAATGGTAAACTCAGATTCTCGAAATATTAACGTTCCCTTATCTATTGATTGACATGAAAATAATCCTATCCCATGTATTTTACTTGGTCCTATTTTTGTCTTAATAAATAACATGTTAATAAATTAAATCTCTCCAATATGGATCAGTAATCATAATCACCTCAACATTATGATTAAATGTATTTAAATATTGTAATTCAAAGTCAGAATTCTCAAAATGAATGTTAATTCCCATTTTAATTAAGGTTTCTGCTTTCAATTGCCTGTCAGTAAAAACAACATTTTTACCTGTTAGTCCCATTTCTGATGCTAGTTGTAGCACCTCAATATGTTCATTAACTTTACCCATTGAACCATTCTTTGGTGAATGTCTTTTTGTAATGATATAAATATCATTACCCATTTCTTTTAGCTGTTTGAAGACATTTTGTATTTCTTTCTTTTGAAGGTTTGGTGTATTATCAAATTCATCAGAAAGAGTTCCGTCAAAATCAAAGCTAATTTTCTTACCTGTAGTATTTTTAACTCTATACATTATCCAAGTTTTTTAGTTAATATTTCAATTTTCTTTTTGTGACTTTTAATCTCACTTTGTATCTTGTCATTGATGTGTTTATTCCACTTTTCAGTTATATCATAAACCACTGGAACAAATATATCTTTATTCCACATCTTACTATCTCCTCTTATAGAATACCTATCAATTGTAGATATTCTATTAATTGAATTTTTTGCACCACGTATAGTTTTCCATTTAGAACAAGTGTCTATACCTCTTGATCCATATGATTTACTACACCATAATTGAGTATATCCTTTTGCACCTATTCGAGTAAACCATTTATAATCACCATCATATAATGAGGATGAATCTTCATCATCGGAGAATAGTTTTTCTAATTGAGTATCTCTTAATTGACTTTTCTCAACAAATACAATTGTGTATAACATTTTATCTTTCTGATTTTAGTAGTGATATATGATCTATATAAAAAGTTATGGGTCCTAATGAACAAACTCCCTTCCTAATTAAATTTTTGTACTCTTCATCTTCTTCTAATTTCTTTTCCGTAAAATCAATTCCATTAATAATGGATTCAATTTTCCCATCACGATTATCAATCATGATTCGATTTCTAACTGTATCTAATTCTTCCTTTGTAGCAAAGAGACCAGAATATACTAAAGGAATTTCACTACATGGATTTGTTATATTTCTATTGATCTGCATTATATAATTTTAGAAACCTTTCCATAGACTTGTTTAGTCCATCCGTTTATTCCACCTTTATTATTGCCAATTAATAAACCTCTAGCTAAATCTTTAGATTTAACCAAATGTGTATAATATCTTCCTCTCACCTTACAAAAAACTATATCATCTATCTCACACAAATCCCATGTAATTGGAATTAATTCATGGTCTTGTCCGGATTTGATTAAAGGAGTCATACTATTACCCTTCTCTGAGGTAATAAATGTTTTTCCTTGTTCTAATTGTATTTGCTTCCAATGAGTCATTACGAAACAGATATATCAACAATTTTTAACTCCAATAGTCCAGCAGGAACAGTTATTTTAACTTTCTCTCCTTTAGTATGTCCCATTAATCCTTTTGCAATAGGGCTATTATGTGAGATTTTACCATTCTTAACGTCAATCTCATCATCAGTAACAATTAAAAATGTATTCTGCTTCTTTGTTTTAATGTTTTGAACCTTAACACTTGTAAACAATTGAACACAATCAGAACTGACAGATTCTTTATACACAACCACAGAATTTCTTATCTTATCTTCAAGAGTTTGAATTTTGATATTAAGCATATTGATATTTTCCTTAGCAACTTCATATTCTGAATTTTCAGATATATCTCCCTTTTCTCTAGCTTCTGTTAATGCAACTAGCGCCTCTCTCATTTCTCTACCCTTCAGTCTTAATAGGTCTTCCTCAAGCTTTTTGAGGCCCGAGCTTGTAACCATTGATTTCATAATCATTTTATAAATTTTATATTATTTTTTAACGCTTAAATTAAATAATATTATATTAAAAATCACTTAAAAGTTTAATCTCTTAAAAGATGACCTAGTCTAATATCTCTTACTATATCATTAAAGTCAACTGATCCTTCCATAACATCATCCACATTTGATATTATAACTCTTACCCAAGGATTATCCATATTTATGTCAACAAATTCTGTATAGCTAGATTCTCTCGTATATAAACCAATAACCTCATTTAATATACACACAGGATCATCATGCCCAGTATAATTAAAAATCGCTATTTTTCCACTTCCAGATTTGACTTCGGTTATTTTAACATCTTTCATTTTAAATTAAAGGTTTTTTTATAAACATTTTTAATAGCATTAATTCCTGCTGGTGTTATTTCTCTTGTTCCGATTCCAGCAAAATCCTGAACAACTATTTTTGGACAATTTGATTCTATAAAGCTCATAGATGAATAACTCCATCTAAACCATTTTTCTGTTTTTTGATCAAAAACCCAAACATCTTTTAAGTTATCAATTCCCATTTGAACAGCATATCCTGTTCCACCGTCAACTGATTGATATTTTGAATTACAACGATATCCCTTCGCAGTTTTTTCGCCAGGGTTTACAATTGTACCAATAGCAATAATTTGTTTTGAGTATTTAACTTGGCACCAATTTCGAGCAAGTAAGTTAATATACTTATCAATACCATATCGATTAAGCCAATGATTGGCCCTAAAAACTTGCGTAATTCCTTCTTTAAAGTCCTCTTCTGATATTTCAACTTTATTTGGAGAAGTATGCATTTTTGTTTTATATGAATATGCTCTGGTCTTAACGTTAATTTTCTCACCCATTTTTTCCCAATAGGTATCAGCTCCCTCTGCACCACCAGAATGGCATGTAATATTATTAAGATCTATTTCTAATTCACCAAAGATATCTATCATAATGTGTCTAAATTTTGACTTAATCTATATATCATTATAGATATACAAACTTTCATATTTCTTCACCATCGGGCCCGACAATTTTATTGTTCATTACTTCCTTTATTTGTGCATATGAAATTGGAGTATAATCTATTCCATTACACCCTACATCCATAACCTTTCTTTTATAATACCAATCCCAATCTTTGTTTAAGGTCATCTTCTGATGCACGTGGCCATGTAGGTGAATAGCACCATGATAAGATTTATTCCAAGAAATAATTGGGTGATGATGTAAATGAAAATGTTGATATCCACCTTTTACATCAGGATCTTTAATATCAATCTTTTTTTCATTATCAATTGTTGTAAATCGATTCATTTTAGATATTTCATTATATCTATCATGATTTCCTAGAATAAAGTGAATTGTTCCATTTAGTTGATGTGCAAACCAGGTAGAATATTTAGCACTACACTTATAGTGCCAATCACCTAAGAAAAACACAATATCATCTTCACCAACAACTCTATTCCAGTTATCAATTAGTGCAGTGTGCATTTCATTTAGTTCCTTAAAAGGTCTATTATCAAATCGTATAACATTTTTATGTCCGATATGAAAATCAGCTATAAAAAATATATTTTGTGTTTCAAATCTCATATTAATTCATTTAATTTTCTATTTCTTATAATAGACACAAGATTTGCATTTTTATAATGCGATAAATCAAACATTACTATCCATCTATGCTTATATAATTTGTGGTTTACTCTTCTAATTACAGCAAAACCTTCTTCACGTAAACTATCATTATCATTACTATCTAATAGTGGTAGATCCCAAGTATCCATTTTTTTGGCTTTTTTTATCATATTTAATGATCTATTCAGTTCTATTAAGCTTAGATTTTCAACCTCAGTATCAACATATGACAACAAAGTATAATCACTAGGCCCAGCTATGTACGCCAAAATTTTATCTTCTATTGTAGCAACTATAAATCTCATTCTATTACTCTGTATGCCTTTCCGTTATGATAAATAATTTCAGGATTTTCTTCATCTTCTTCAGTATATCTTAGTAAAACACTAAGTAAATGGTCATAATCCCCACTCATACACTGATGTAGAACATATTGAATTTCTTCACTTGTCCATTTGTCTGATTTAGCACGCTTCTCAAATTGTGCCATAAGATTGAAGGCGTTTCCATCCATTCCAACCATATTCATCTTCACTTTTCGATTAAATTCACCAATGGACTCTCTGATTTTAATATCTCTAAATTTTGGCATAATTATTTTAATATATATACAAAGATACAAAAATATAAGGAGATTATGAAATTTATTCAAAAATATGAAAACTTCACAACTGATGATAATAGGGCAGATAATCAATCCTTCCCTAGATATAATCAGGCTGACAGACTTAAAGCTAAACAATATGTAGATCAAATATTTAGCGGTGGTAGTGGTCCAGAAGTCGTTGAAATGTGCAAAGAAATTGGATGCGATAGACCAACCAATGATGAAGAATTAGAATCAGTTAAAGAAAAAGCTCTTAAATATTTTATAGATAATCCAGAAAGAATTAAGGAAGTGGGTATGACGTTCAAAAGCTATCCATATAATGGGGGTGGAAATGATGGTATTGTTAGAACTAATAACGTAGGTGGAGTTGTTAGGGAATCTAAAGGTGAAAAAGATGTTAAGGTTGTTTTAAATGATGATGAAATGAAACTATTTTCATCAGAAACTCTTTTATTAGGTTTAATTAGAAAAAATAAAATATCTTTACATGATAAAGAAGTTTGGTATGCAAAGGATGATAAAGAAACTAAAAAGATATTAGATTTATTCTTTGAAATAGATGATGATAAAATAAATGAGGGAATTGGAAGCTATGATATATGATGAAACTAGAGTAGAACTAACGGATAAAGAATATCAAGAATTTCTTGAAATAATAACTAAACGTGTATAATAATATGAAACATATAAGAAAATTTAACGAATCATTAAATTATCCTACAATTGAACAAGTAGAGGATGCTAGCCCAGAAGAAGTAATGAAATGGCAAAGATTTCTTCCAACACCATCTAATAAAGAACAATCTGATATAATAAATGCGGTCTTTTCTAAGTATAAAAAACTTAAAGATAGTGGAGACATCAATTCCGGGACATCAAAATCTGTTGGATGGAATGAATCTGCTAATAATTTTAGGGTAAGTATTTTAACACTAAGAAGAGAAGTAGATGGTATGATATTTAAAATTGGAGATAAATATAAAGATGCTAATAATAACGAATTTACTATTGCATCTATAACTTCTGGCGGTGCTGATATCTTCTATTTAAATGCAGAAGAAGGTGGATTTATTAATGTTCTTAACGCAGTAAAATCATAATAAAATGAAACATATAAGAAAATTTAACGAGGCAAAATCCACTACTAAATTTTTAGATAAAGAATCATTGGATAATATGTCCAAAGAGCAAATTGAAAAATTTAGGTATGACTTCTTATCTTCTTTAGGAAGCCGTAATTGGCATGAAACTGAAGAAAAGAGATATATCGAAGAACTTGAATTATATTCACATCTTAGGTTTAAACAAGATGTTATAGATCGTTACAATAGATGGAGAAAAATGGATGGTGAAGAATATAAATTTATAAGTAAATTTTCAGATGATGCGTTATATAAATTAACAATTGACTCCTTTAAAAAAGAATATGGTGAGCCTAAATATATTAAAGTTGATATATGAAATTTTTAAAAAAATTTAATGAATCCAAAGAAGAATATTCTCAAGAAGATATCGAAGACTATTATATCGATTTAATAGATATTGGATATAAAGTTAGTGGGTGGGAAGATGAAAACGGATTTCATCCGCGATTCTATAGATGGCCAAGTGGTGAAATAAATATTGCCTTTTCTAAAGAATCTATTAAGAATGCGGAGATTATAAAATCAACAAGTCTATCAAATTTTAAAAAAATAATAGAAAAAAAGAAAAGCGAACATATTCAAATGGATTCAATTTTAGATGCGGTATATAATGGAAGCCAAAGAATTGAATCAACGATTGGGAAAGTAATAATAGAAAGAATTGACCTTTACGATGATGTGGGCTTACCACTTGAATATCCGTCTTATATACAAATTTCAATAACACCCAATGATAAATCAATTGAAAGAACTAATTTAGATTCCTAAATCTTCTAAATTATTATTTCTAATAATTTTAGACTCCTTAACAACTTTTTCCCAAATATTAATGAAATTTTCGGCATTTATTTCCTTTAATTTGTTTGATACAATCGGAAATAAATCATCAAATATTGAACTATCAAGATAGTTAGATCTGTTATTCCCATAACTATGACTCATACGAAATCCACTCTTATTAATATTTATCTCTAGATTATTTATTCCTGAAGATTTATTAGTGTTTGATGGTGATGAAATCGTCGATAGATCATCAACCATAATAGTCATATACGAATTAGAAATATTTATATGAACATTCTTAAATTCAATAAGGTCAATAACCAATTTTCTAAACTTTTTACTTATTTCTGGATCATTTTCACAAAAATCTCCGAGATATTCACCCTTCTTTTGATCCGATTGGATAGATATTGCACTCTTAACAGCATCTGTAACCAAGTTCGATAATTTAGCAGCCATTTTCTTTTTCATTTATCTTATATAAATTTTACTTATTAATGTTTTTTAATAAATGTTTTTAAATTCTCATATAAAATTTTCGGTATATTGTCAATCTCATCATACCGTATCCTAATTAAATTAATATAATTATCCTCACAATAATCAGATTTTATTTTGTCATTGATTTTAAGTTTATTAAATGCATTTATACCACCAAAATGTGACACCGGCTCATAATGTTGTTTACCATCAAATTCAATACATGTACGCATTGATTCAATAAAAAAGTCAAAAGGTAATTCAAATGTATTTCGACAATCTTGAAATTTTTTTTGCCGAACAAAATTTATATTCCAATCTTTTAAAATTTTATAAATTATCTTTTCTCCCAATGATTCACTACAGGATGGGCATCCATTTCCCTGTAAGTGTGATAATGGTCTTTGTGTAAAATCACCATGTATAGGACATGTTATAACAACCTTTATTTGATTTTTTTGGTAATCTACCTTATCATAATTATATTTATAATCATGCACTATGTTTGACTCATTTATAAATTGGTTATTAGTTTTTCTAACTGATAATTTATAATTTTCAGGGCAATTTCCTATAATATGTTGATATGGCTTTTGTAAGTAAAAAATGCCTTTATATCCTATCATAACTGGGATGTTACCAGATATAAATTTCGTATAGCTATAGTCATATTTTTTTCCATGCTTTTTTATAGATTTTTTTATAAAGTTTTTTGTATTTAAATTCTTTTCGGGTGAATGTCCCTGTAAGTGAGCTGAAGCAATTTGTTCAAATACTATTCCCTCATATATAATTTTAATTTTTTTCAATGCTCCTTTATATTCTACTAAAGAATAGTCATACTTGTCTCCCCATACTTCTTTAGATTCCTTTATAAATTGTTCAGTTGTTTTTGATGGTGTGTTTTTTTCTGGACATCTACCTAATGTTAGGTGTTTTACAACTTTTTGTTTGTATAGTTTTCCTTGATATAAAATATCAATATCTTGATTAGATAATATATTATCTGATAGATTTGGATATTCATACTTATATCCATGTTTTTCTCTCGCTTTTTCTAAAAATTCTTTTTTTGTCATAAATTATATATTATAATCCATTACCTCCCTTTTAATTTTAATTTGGAAATTTTAAAAAAATATAAAAGGGAGGCAATGGATTATAATATATAATTATATAAAATAAAATAAAATAAAATTATGGCAAAATCACAATCAAAAGAAGTAAAAAAATTTGAATTCTCCAAAGTTGGAGCAATATTAGATAATATAGCAAAAACAGTTCCAATTCATATTGATAAAGAGATGAGAGAAAAAACCTATATTTCTACTGGCAGTTATGTTTTAAATGCTGCTCTATCTGGATCGCTATTTGGTGGAATAGGGGATCAAGGTATATCAACTTTTGGTGGACCAGAAGCTAGTGGAAAAACATTCTTAGCATTAAATATAATGAGAGAAGCACAGAAGAAAGGATATTGTGTAATTTACATTGATACCGAATCCGCTATTAATAGGTTAGACCTACCAAAATATGGTATTGATAACTCAGCAGAAAAATTTATTATAATTAGAGGAAATCAAGTTGAAGAATTAAATGTTACATTAACAACATTGATAGATGAGTTAAAAAAGGCTAAGATCGAAGGATATGAGTTACCTAAACAAATTTGGGCATTAGATTCACTCGGACAACTTTCTTCTAAAAAATCTAAAGAAGATTTATTAAAAGGTGATATAAAAGCAGATGTTGGTAATAAAGCAAAAGCAATTGGATCTTTATTTGTATCTATAACAGCTGATATAAACTACCTTCGCATACCAATGGTGATAAATAACCAAACATACGAAACAATGGAGATGTTCAGCCAAACGATCATGAAGGGAGGAAGACAGTTATATTATTCATCGAATAATATAACATTTTTAACAAAAGCTAAATTAAAAGAGGGAGCAGATGATTTAGATATAACAGGTCAATCAGGTGTTGTAGTTACTTGTAAATGTGTTAAAAATAGATTAGTTAAGCCTAAGCAAGTAAAAATAGAAATTTCTTTTGAAAAGGGAATGAATCCATATAAAGGACTTTTAGAATTTTGTAGGCCAGAATTTTTTAAGCAAATTGGAATTGGTAGGGGAAAATATGAGATTGATAAAAAAACGGGAGAAATGACATTTGTTCCAGGAAGTGGAAAATGGTATGTTAGTCATTTAGACAAATCTTTTTATGAGGGACAGATGTATAATTCGGAAGTATTTACCGAAGATGTTCTCAAAAGCATGGAACCGATTATAAATAATTATTTTAAATATAAAAGTATATCAGAACAAGAAGAAGTAGAAAGAGAATTTGAAAAATTAATAGGAAATGAAGATATAGATACCGCTGACGAGTTCCAAGATGATGTAGATGCTGGTGATTTATTTTCTTAATCAAAATAATCCATTAATATGAAAGACAAAATATACATATTATTAATTCAGAAAAACCTTGATATAACTAAGTACAATGTAGAAAAGTTATATCAGGCAGGACTGAATAAGATAATTGATAATATAGAATTTTATTATGACAAACCTTATTCGTGTGAGTCTGTTTTTAAAGAATTATTTGATAGGGGTGTCATGGAGGAAGTTAGAAAAGTCCAATCTTAAATAGATTGGACTTTTTTAATTTAATATATAAATTATGAACCATATACAGAGGTTTAACGAATATAATGGTGAATTTTATTTTGAGATAACTCCAGATGAGAATTATCAATATTGGAGAATCATTTATAATAGGCTAGGTATTGATGAGAATCTTTATGGTAGGGATAAGATTGAATATTCTAAAAAGGTTCCTCATTTTAATAGTTATGAATCTGATTATTTAATTAGTAAGGGATTTAAGTTTGATAATAGTTGGAATATAGAATGGAAGTCTTTGGTTATTAAAAATGTCGAATCATCAAATTATTACATTTATAAAGGGTTAGATGAGTGGTATCTAGTTACTTGCTTACGGTCTTTCAGATCAATCTACTATAAGTGTGATCAGTGGGATGGGTTACTAAAGTTTTTAAGTGATTATAAATTACAATAAAGATAATGAGGTAATATCAAAAAGTTTGGATTTTGCGCAATCGTTTGAGCAAATTATATTAAAAAGGAATAGGTAAAACCATATGATTAAAAAAGTCCAATCTATTTAAGATTGGACTTTTTTCCTGGTTGTAGCTAAATAGTTTTTGTAAGAAAGGTACATTCCAATAAAAAGTAGTAATCCTCCGATTATACTAAGTGGTCTAAATATCATTGAAAGTACATTAAATGGAACTGAACATAATATTGTTATTTGTTGTATTCTAACTGCCTTTTTAGTACCAAAGATGATTATTTCTTTCTTAATACTAAGAACTGAATCTAGCTTTGTATCTCTTTCACAGGATTTACATAATGTTTCCACCATTTGTTCGTTAAAACTAATTTCCCCAGTCAATGGATCAATATACCATCGACTAATAGGAGATTCTATATCTGATTTACATCTATAACAAATATCACCATTCTTTATTCCAAAACTTATACTTTCTCTTTTCAGGAAGACAGGAAGGATTAAAAATATCATGGATGACAATGTCAATGATATCGATATTAATGATATTATCATTATTTTATAGTTTGTGTGATGGTTGATTCTTGACCAAAAAACCATGGAGATACATAAACTTCATCATCATCATCGTCATATTTACATGGATATTGTTCGAATCCCTCACCAATCCCGTCTGACCATTGGCCACAGGTGTAATCTTTTAAGTCTTCCAATTCGATTGGGGTTAGTTCACGATTTGATGTGTAGACTGTATAGGTAAATAATTTGCCGTTCTCAAATCGAAAATCCATATATCCTGATTTAATAGCTTCAGCATATGTGGCATCAGAATCAAAATATTCAGCGAAGTTATCCTGACAGTCAACTCCATCCAACTCTTTTAAATTTTCGTAATCTGTTTGTGCTTCTCCTTTAACTGTAATTTTATACATAATTTTTATTTTAGTTTAATAATTGATTTAATTTTTTTTCTCTCATTTTACTTTTAGATACCTCAAGACTCATTTGCCTTCTTTGCCACATTCTAGTTGAGTTCACCTTTTTTTGGATAAGTTCAGAAACAACGTCTTTTTTTTCTGGCAAAATGGGCTCATTATCTAAAATTAATTTTAGTCTAATTAAGATAGTATCAGAAGTTCCCCTAACATATTCAACACCTTCAATAGTAAATTGAGATAATTTTGTTTTAGAATGTAAATACCTAATGTAATTTTCATCAAGTCCAAATTCGATTATTTGTTTAGATAGTATCATTAGGTTTTAATATTTGCTTAATTTTTTCGTCTCTAAATATCTTTTCTTTATCAGGAACAATCAACGTTCCATCACTACCAACTTCCTGAAAATTCTCACTTAAATAATAGAGAACCACACCTCTCTCTGGTTTATTTGGAAATAATTCTGTCAATTTTGTTTTTGACATATCTGTATTTTGAAAAATTTTCAATCCAAAACACCATACTCCTTTTAATTCTTCAATAGAATCGGAAAATCCGATTGCGGATCCCTCAAGCGATGTAAAGTATCCAATATATTTCCCTGTTTCGTTGTTCCACATAAGTATTATTTTAATATTTTTTCAATTTTTCTATTTCTAATTTCTGCTTTTGAGTTCATCATTTTCATACATTCCGGACCAATACCATTTTCGATTGATTCAGGAACGGTGAGTTGTCTTCCACAACGGCCACAATGACCTTCGTGCCAAATTTCAACACAAGAGTCTAATTTAGCTTCCATTAATTTACCAAAAACATATTGAAATACAAGTACTGATTGTGCTTCTGCAGAGATTTTAGATTTTTGTGAGTGTTTAAACTTGTTCTTAAAAATGGAACCGACAAATTGATATAAGTCAGGGTTAGTAAGAACCTTCACAAAAAAGACTGGATTATCTTCTTTAGAAGTTTTTGACCGTTTTACTTTATAGGTAAAACGGTTATTCGTTTTTGTATTAAGGAAGGTAACAGTAGCGTTACCTGCCGTAATGAATTTGATTGCGTCTGAATGTTTTAAAATACCCCCTTTCATATCTTAAATATTTAAACAAAGATACGAAGAATTAGTGAAATAAAAAAGGTTTTCTATGTAAAAGAAACCATTGATAATCAATTACTTATTGATGTTCCAATCCCAATTTGTTCTAAGCATTTTTTTCAATGTGTCAAAGTGTAGCTCTTGTAGGTCTCCGGGCCTCTCCCTCCGATTTAATCGTAATTTTAATTTTTCAAAGTTTCGTAAAATTAATTCAAATTTATCCCAATCACTATCGTTTGGACGATGGCCACAGTAATTATAACCTACTAATATTTTTGTTTGTGGGTCAAAAAACAATTTAATAGCAGCATATCCATTATACTCTAAAGTAAATCCGATAGTAGAGTTAAAAAAATCAGAAACGCTATTCAATAGTTTTTGAAGTTCTTCAATTGTTTGAACAGATTTTCCTATTATTGGGATACCATTATTAACAAATTTAACAGAAGATATTTCTAGGCCATATAGTGCCTCAAAAACATCATCATATTCAATAAAATTTTCAAATATTTTAAGGTATTTCATATTTTAATAGTCATAGTCATCATCATCATCTTGATAGTCATCATCTTCAGACCACTCAATATATTGAGATCCAGGAAAATTCCTATTGCTAATTTTACCAGTAGATGGGTCCCAATTGTTCATATTATCTACTGATGGATATTTATCAAAAGTCATTGGTTTAATGTGAGCTACAAATGTTTTATTATAGTCGTTGTTTATTGCATGCCATCCTCTATGTTTAGCATACTCTAAAAATATTTTCTGATCTGAATCCTTCATTACATAAATATTATCCATTAAATAAGAACCGTCATCTAGTTTCCACAAAAGAGCCCTTCCTATTATTTTATCATATTTTTCTTCTGATCTAAGAATAACTAATTTTACTGTTTCTGGATTTTTGATATAAATTTCTAACCAATCTCTTCGACCGACTGCTTGACAGGATGAACCTAGATTACCTTTATTTGGATCTAAATAATTTTTACGATGATACCAAAATAATAAATCTTCACCATCAACTATTTCAAAATTTGAAAAAGCATCATTCATAACCTTCAAAATTGCTCTAAAATCGTTAACAAATTTTTCTATTTGAGAATCCGAAAAGCCAGTTATTTTATGTGCGGATAAAAGACCTCTAACAACGCGGCCTATTCTAATTTCTTGGCGATTTTTAGCAAATACTAATTTTGCAATTTGATCCTTAGCATCTTTTAATTTGGCCTCGTTATAAACACCTTCTCCCTTTTCAAATTTAACATAACACCAAACTTTACCAGTTTTTTCAGATTTAAATCGACTAATGACTTCACCTATTTCACTATGATTTGGTGAATAAACATCCTTAGATTTTGGCACATATCCGAGCTGTGTGAAAATATTAGCATTTGCAGTTACATTATTAGTTAGCCATCCACCATGTCCGCCAATGTAATAAACCGCTTCTTTATTACTCTTTAAGACTTCTTGTGCTATTCTATCTGGAGTAAATGTAACAACATTTTCGTTATCGATTTTAACATCTAAAAAATTAAAAATAACATCTAAATCTTTGTTTTCTATTTCTAGTAATTTTTGAGATATGGGGTTTCCTTCCATTTTACCTAACACTCTACGGAATTTATCTGAATAGATAACATTAGACTCTAATAATAAGCTTTCAAAAATGAAATCGTTGTATTTAAGTAGCATATTAGTATATATTAAATTATTTTTTTAATATATTATATAATAAGTAGGCGTCATTTACATCTTCATAGGGCTTTTTAATAGTCTTATTTTCCAGTACTTCAGTTTTAATAGATTTAAGATGGGTCGCCCAAACGTCTTTTAAATTAGTATTTTCAACAATAGATAGAAACATTTCCCTCTTGGTGAAATTACCACCAGAAATTCCTTCATTATTCTTAAAAATCAATTTAGGCTTCTTTACTCCAATATCTATTGGGGTGTAAGTTAATTTGCAAGATTCTTGCTTTAGTGTAGATGGAGATAAGACCAAGATATCTTTACTAATATAATCGTATAATTTCTTTCGTAATAAAGTCGAAAAGGTAACCAAGTCAATTAAATCTCCGACACTGGCCCCGAAATTATATCCTTCAATAGCAATTCTAGTTGGCTCGGACTTATTAATATTTAATTCAATATCACTAATGATAGTATCAGTGATTTTATCATAATCTTTTAGTTTGGTTAACTCTCCGTCAGAATAGTCTTTATATTCCCGATAAGAAATATATCTAAAAGTAGCATATTGTTCACATAATTTAAACCACTTTGATAATCCTGACTTATTAGTTGCGTCAGATTCTCTACAATAGTTAAATATTTTACCATTGACTACTAATCCGGTTGATATTAAGCTTGGGTCAATTCCTATATAATTCATAATCCTATATATCAGGATTATGTCCTTCTTAAATAGGTAACCCGTCTCCGGGACGATTCTTTCCTCTAACACATTCTCTTAGGGTGCGGGCTCCGTCCACGAAGATGGCATCGGATCAGCCGTTATGTAGAACCGTGATTCCGGATCTTCCTGTGTAAAATTATCCGATACTGTAGGAGGAGTGGTAAAATTATCCGATACTGTAGCAATTGGATGTACTCGTGGTCTTGTTCTGCCAAGGATGGCGTGTTCAAAAAAGTGCAATCCTTCATCAACTGTAATATATCGATCACGTGCAGGATCACTATTTGTTTGATCTGTATTTGTTAAAGTTATTCTTTGTTGTTCATATAACATTTTTAACATTTCCTCATGGCGAGCTCTCTCCATTGCTTGCTTCTTTTTCCTTTCCTCCATTTCTTTTTTTCTAATGGAAATTGCCTCTTGATTGTTTAAATGATCTAGTTCTTTAATGAATAAAAAATCATCCAGTTCTTCATTAAATTCAACATCCTTTTTAAGCATATACATGTTGTTAATTCTTGACCATTCTGCATTGTGTGTATGTACTCTTAATGTTGAGTCTGGAATTAGTTTCCCATCCATATAAGTAATACTTACAGTCTCGCCACGGTGATGAAACAGTCCGGTAGAGAAGTCATGTGCCAAATAGTCATTTTCAAATTGACTACCATCTGGTGCGCAGAGTGTTTTTAGATTGGTATTTTCATTAAAATTATATAAGATTCCCTTTGTTTTATCAAAAAATTTGAATGTATCCATATAAGGATATCTATCGTATTTCCAATTTTTTAATTGAATTGCGAATTTTTGTTCAATTTTTTTACCACCTAATTCAAAAGCTAATGAATTGTTCCACTTTTGCTCATATTTATACATGTATCCATTTGCAATAGCCCATCTTTTAAATTGATAAGACAACTCCTCATCATTTACTGTATAAATTCGGTCCATTACCTTGTATGAATCAAAGTTCCACAAGAGAGCTCTACCAAGTAGATATTGGTCATCATCAAACATACCAAGCATCGTAACAACATCAGAATTATCAACATATAAACCCATATATCGCTGACAGTTGTCATATTTCATACAGGAGTTTCCAAGTGAACCAGAACATCCACGATACATATCACCATGGTAATATTTCCTAATATCATTACCGGATAAAATTTTGAATGTAAACTTAATCCTACTTAGAATAGACTTATATAGATTATTAAATACTTCGAGATCCTTATCATGGACGCCATTGAATATTTTATTGATAACAGAAGCAGGACGAGCAAAAAATCGTTTGTTATGTGTCCAAGGATCTTGGCCATCTGGAATACTATCCAATCTTTCTTTTGTTAAGTATGATAACTTGGTTTTATCTAAATTAGAAATTGAAAGATAATTTGCATGGTCTTCTTTCAAATCCTTTTTATCGTGTTCGCTAAGTAATAATCTAGCAACAGAAGAACTATCTTGAATTTCTTCTAAGACAGCCTTTAATTCATCAGATAGTAAGATATTTATTTTATGCATAATCAAATGTTATTAAATGTTAGAATCCTAACTTCTTTATTATTGTGTAATTTTTTCATTGAGTAGTAAAGTTTCTTACCTTCCTCTGTCAAGTCTCTATATGTCGCTTTCCAAGAATATCCATCTTGGAATTCATAAGAATCATTTGACCAACCGATACAAATAGAAGAAACAAATGGAATCGAGATTAATCTATTTAAATCTTCCTTTGATTGTAAATTAGGAAAATAAAAATTATCATATTCATTTTGTAATTTATTATTTCTTTGAACATCTTCGGAAAGTGTTCTATCAATAATATCATCTGAAACAAAATCTCCCGGTAAGATAAGATTAATATTTGATAATGCACTATCTTGTTTAAAATCAAAGGCAACCAAATATACTAATGTCTTTTGTTCAGCATTAATATTCATTCTGTTCCCATAAGGGAAAAATACAAACCCACTATTGTCTTCAGTAAACATATTTTACAAAATTACATCAAAAAAATTAAATTACAAAACCTTTTTCTTCCGTCCACGGAATCACCAACTTATAAAAATTCTCTTCGAAAACAATATTTTCCGGAATATTTAGTATTACACAGTTCATCCCTGCTTGATAAAATAAATTAGCAAGAGTTTTACGTGTTTTCCCATTCAAAGATACATCATCCGGATTTAAACCATCATAAGCAATAAAAAATAATTTATCCACATTCTGTTTAGCATATGAATACAATTTTCTAATATTTTCTTTTATTCTTTCCTCACTAATATATTTCTTTGGAGCATCAACAGTAACTAATCCATAAGCCCTACCACTATTAGATAGACAGTTATTCATTAGTTCACCATGTTCAACACCAAACTCAAGCTGAGCGACTAGAGCTGCACCACCTTTACCTGTTCTTGGATTCCCATTAATTCCAATTGGGTTAGAGCCAAAAACAAATATCCCGTTTTCGGGAAGATTTTTCTTATTTAATGATCCTTTATATGTCATTTGATTAGTTTCTCCAATTTTTTATTCCTCTCAATTGATTTCCTATATTTATTAAACTCTTCCGTATTTATTTCTCCCTCTTGTGGCTCTATATAAAATAAACTACAAACTATAATCAAATATACAATAATTATAGGAATTCCTAAGATAAATAAAAAATCAGATCGCAAAGAATAAAAGGGCCTATTGGCCAGTATAATACTAAAAATTTGAATTGTTGCCCAAAGTTTTAAAACATATCCCCAACGAATTTTGCGTTTTTGATATAAATAAGCTTGCTTAAGGCTTATTTTATTTAATAGTAATCCTAATATCAAAAATATCGTAATACCCAAAAATAAATATACAAATATTAAAGGTGTAATCATTTAGATTTCAGTATTTTTGATTTCTGCAGTATAATTTGTTGTTGCTCGATAGCCTAAATATCCAGACGGATAAGTATAATCTATTTTTACTTTATAACCCTCAGAACGAAGTTTTTCAAATACTAAATCATAATTTTCATAATCACTGTCAGCATCTGTGTACTTTATAAATATAGAATGACCTGGGGCTACTTTTTTTAACTCATTTAAAATTTCGTTATACTTTTTCATATATTTTTTATTTTATTATCAAGATGCAAGCTAAAACATTTTTGCAAACATATTTAACATACCATCAAACTTATTTGCAAATGAGGTGATTGATTTATCATACCTCGGATGGGTTTCATCAATTTGACGAATATTCCAACATGGTCCATCACATTCGTTAAATTGGATTATCAATTAAAAATTGTTGTCCAACTTGTACCCCATCAAAAGATGTTAATTTATTTTCCATATTTTTGTTTTATTTTAATTCTTCAAGTAAATATTCCAATTTTTCATTACGAATGAAACATTGAGTAATCCTAATAATCCTCTCTGTTTCTTTTTTAACGACATAAGAGTCCTGATTACGGAAGATGCCCATATATAGATTAAAGACTACATAAGCGTCTAGTACAATATCATTTTTACTATCAATCGTCAATTTTTCAGATTCAGTTGATAATGTTGCATATTCTTCCTTGGTCCACTTATGATTCATAAATCGAAGTGAATTTTTAAAGGCGTCAAATTTGCGATGATTGATTTTCTGATCTTTATCAACAATAATTTCTCTTACTTTTGAAAGTAATACTTTTTCTCCTACAAGTGATTTAATTGAGTTAATTTGTTCAGTGAATGTTTCCCCGTCAAAAGATTGTGATACCTCTTCTGCCATTTTAGTAACACCTGTAAGGTGTTTTTTACAAAGTGTCATATTATTAACACCAAATACTAGATACATATTATTATCACTACGGTAAAGACCAAGGTTCATATTAAGTCGGCGCGATTTATCACTAGAGTTTAAAATATAAAATGATTTATAGTAAGGACTACCATTAATATCTACAGAATCCGAAAGTAGTATAAGTTGCTGAATGCCACGTTTCATTACGAAACGATAATGTGAAATTTTAAAATTAGATTCAATATGTGAGATTTTCTCCTTCATAAAAGAACGGATGTCGAAAATCTCATACCTTTTAGATACTGGGGTTGTGTTAATAACAGTATCAAAATATTTAGTAACTACACTATCTCCAACTTTTAAAATTTCAATAGCGTCAATTTTTTCAAAAAGTTCCTTTTTGTTATAAGTTTTGAATCCAATAAGCATATGTGTAAAATTTACACAAAGATACGACTACTTTTTGATATTAAAAAATTATAATTTTTCCATAAATACTGAATCCTCGCTCTTAAATAAATAGTTCTGGTAAGCATCTTCTGCTAAAAAGGAACACATTGGAGCCAGAGCCTTCATAAATCTTTCTAAAGCAAATTTCATTACATATTGACATCTTTGTCTTTCAGGTGAGTGTAAATCATATTCATATAAATAAGATTTTGTAGGAACGTCTAAATATTGACTAGAGAATTCGGTCACCCAAGCCATAAGTTCCTCAAAAACCTTTCTGAAATTCATTTCAGAGTAATTATTTTTAACTCTACTATACATCAACTCACATCTTTCAAGTGCGAGCAGTTCTTTTTCACCCATTTCACACTGTAAATTGTCAAATCCATACATATTTCCAAGTAAATATTTTAACGTATTTCTGAACTTAAAGTAATATTCACCACAACTTTTCAAAACATTTTCACCTAACTGAACATCATCAGCATATGTAACAACAGATGCCCATAATCTCATAACATCACTATTGTGTTTTAATTGCATTTCTTTAGGATCTACTACATTACCAACTGATTTTGCCATTTTTCTACCGTTTCCATCTAATACAAATCCATGTGATACTAGCTTTTTATATGGTGATTTACCGTTCATGGCAACAGATGTTAGCAAAGATGATTGAAACCACCCACGAGTTTGATCTGAACCTTCAAAGTAAACATCAGACTGACCACCAACAACTGAATACCAACTAACACCAGAATCAAACCATACATCTAAAGTATGTTCGCATTTAACTAGGCCAAGTCCTTGAAATTCAGTTGGTAATAAATCTTCCTCTGTTCTATCAAACCACACATTTGAGCCATGATTTTTGAATAGTGTAACTAAGTGCTTTTCCAAATCTTTATTTAGAAATGGCTTACCATCTTTCATAAAAACTGCCAACGGAAATCCCCATTTTCTTTGTCTTGATAAGCACCACCTGTCTCTCGATTTTAGTGTACTTGTTAATCTATTTTTCCATCTTTCTTCTGAAAAGGTAACATCATTCAAAGCAAGTAAAGCTTTTTCTTTTAGTTCAGACAAATTCAAAAAGAACTGCTCAGTCAATTTAAAGTAAACAGGTCCTCCTGTTCTCCAATCATGTGGGTAGGAATGTTCATAATATTCAGATTTAAATAGCATATCACCCATTTGAGATACAACCCACTCTGATCCAGCATCTAAGCAAAATAGACCATTTGATAATTTACCAGCAGGATCAGTTAAGTCTAATCCGGTTAATCCATTCTTTTTGCATACCTCAAAATCATCCTCACCATGTGCGGGACAAAGATGAACTAATCCGGTTCCACTATCTAATTTTACAAATTTATCACAAACTACGAAACCACCACTTCCAAGTTTGTTGCTATATTTTAATCCTTTAAGTGATTTTCCCTTATATTTATTAACAACTTCACCATTTAAAAGATGCATTCTTGATTCTGCAACAACATAGGTTTTATCTCCTAATTTTACATCAACATAGTCTCCACTTTTATTAACACATACAGCAACATTACCCAATACTGTCCATGGTTGTGTTGTCCATAAAAATAGCTTTCTTCCATCTTCTAAATCAAATGTAAAATAAGCAGATAGATCTTTCCTGTTCTTATATTCTAATTCAGCTTCAGCTAATACGGTTCTTGATGATGGTGAGTAGTAAACAGGTCTGCTATCAAGATATAATAAGGAACTATTTAGAAAATTATATAATACTTCTAATTGTTTATATTCATAGTTTTTATCCATTGTTAAATAAGGATTATCCCATTCTGCTAAAACCCCAAATGATTTAAATGTTTCGTTTTGTTTTTCAGAATATGTTTGTGCCCATTCCTCACATTTATTTCTAAGTTCGGTAGTATTTAATCTACCATATTTTTTTTGTACGGCTAATTCGGTTGGTAATCCATGACAATCAGATCCAGGCCTAAATCTCACTTTATCACCCTTCATAAGATGATACTTAACTGTCATGTCTTTTAGTACTTTATTTAAAAGGTGACCAACATGCACATCACCATTTGCATATGGTGGACCATCATGTAATGTAAAAAGTTCACCTTCATTTCTTTCGTTTCTATTTTTGAGAACATCTTTCCATAATTTTAAAAGTTCAGGTTCTCTTTGTTGTGAATTCGATCTTTGTGTGAATTCTGTTTTCGGCATATTTAATGTCTTACTCATATTATTTTTGTTAATTTTTTGAAAATAAAAAAACCCCAAGAAAAATTCCTTGGGGTTCAATTTTGATAATAGTTATCCATTATCCAATTGGCTTTAGCCAAGGAATCGTATAATGAATAATTATAATATTTTTGTGATTAAACATAATGTTTATAGTTTTTTTATCTTTATTGTTTTACAAATATATGAAAATAAATTGAAAACAAAAAATTATCTTGCATAATGTCGAATTATACCCCTTCTTAAAATTTCTGCACCTTTTTTAATTCTTTTGTCAATGTATTTGAAAAATCCATCAACCGATAAGCTTTTAATTAATTCTGGATCAATTGAGGTGTCGGGTCCATTTTCTTCTGAATCTAAAAACTTTGTAATATTATCTGCTAGTCCATTTTTCATTTCTGTTAAAACCTCTTCTGGATTCCTATCTGGCATTGACTTCTTAATTTCATCAACTAAAGTTTGCTTAAATGATACAGGATCAAATGATGATAATCTCTGATAAAAATCCCAACTTGGTGTTTTCTCTTTCATTTCATCAAATGAGTATTTCTTAGTATATGGGTAAGCGTCTTGAGTCATGGCATTCAATTCATGTCTTTCCGTCCAATAGATATAATATCCAAACTCTTTCCACCATATATTCCACACACTATCTGGAACATCCGCAGCATTAACATCGAGTGCGTAGGTAACTGAAGTTGGTATAACTGGCTTACCTCTTTTATACCTATTATATCCCTCAAAAGAGTGGTTTAGTTCATGTACTAATCCGGATTCTAATTCAATTTCTAATCCATCAATATCATCAAATTTATCCTCATTTATAATACCACCGACTTCAATTTTTAAAAGTGATTTTCCATCCTCTGTTTCCTCAAAATCTTCACAAGCTCCAGTGGTTGTAAAATGTTTTCCTCTTGAACTTATTGTAGGAAATTTATTAGTAAACTCTTCATTAGAAATTTTGTCAAATGTAACTAAAAGTTCAATTTTTGTAATTGGGTATTTATCTGTTACGGCTGATGCAATTTCTTCTTCAAATTCTAATTTTTCCTCAAATTTTGATACATCTTTGGAATAAAAGTCTTGGAATTTTTCCTTGACATATTTCATTAATATATCACTATACTTCAATGTTTCTTCCGAAACACCAAGTTTTTCGAGTATAAAATCTTGGAATTTAAAAATTTTCATATATTATATATTAATATATAATATTCTAAAATGAAATATATTAAAACATATGAAGACCATGAAGATTTACTTAATTCACTTAAAAAATTAAGTGATCAAATGAGTAGATTAAAAATCTTAACAAAGATGGATATTCGTCATAAAACTCCGAAAGAGATATATGAAGATTTCTTCTTAGAATTTAAAGAATCAGAAGGATTCAAAATAGAGATTCACGGACGTAGCAACAACGGCATAGGTCCTATAAGCGTTGACTTATATAATATGATCGATAAAGATATTATAGAATCTGAATTTTATAGATATGTTGATAAATTGAAGTCAATTAAAAGTAGGTTAGAAAATTATATGAATTTTGATTGTCATTTTACGATATCATTAAATGGTAAAGAACAAAATGTACAAGTAGGATATGACCGAAGAAATGATGAATTTAAATTTTCAGGACTAGGTGATAAAAAAAGCGGATATGATGGAAATGGACAATATTATACAAATATCAATGGTATCGCTGGATCTAAAAATTTTCCAGATGATAAAGTTTCTATGATAATAAAATTTTATATCATTTAAATTTTCTCACCCTTTGTCTCATCATAGTATCTCCATGTAAATCCTTTAACAATTATAAATTTTCCATTTTTCTTATTTAATTTTCTCCTGCAACAAGAAATTAAATTAGATTTACCAATATCATTGTTAGATGATGCTTCTCTAATAGAATCATATATTTGTAGTAATCTACCATTCAAATCATATTTACAAACTTTTCTACTATTAGCCTGTATATTTTTGTTATATGGGACATAATCAAATTTGTCTCCCTTGTATCTAAATGTTGTTGATGTTATATCATCTTCCTTTCTCCAAAAATGTTTACCACCAACAGTATAGTATGATTTTTTTTTACAACACAATGATATTAGATATATATGATTTCCTGATTTTCTACTAGCATCTATCAAAGATTCATATTCATTTAAAATATTTCCATTTAGGTCATATTCTATAACAGGAGTCATATATTTATATTTGGAATCATGTATTTTCTTTTTTGATGAATCTTTATGTTTTCTGCCATTCCAGTCAACACCAAATTCACCACCTTCGCTAAGGTTTGTTAGTCGAAATCCATCATCTTTAAATTTCCTAACCCAATATATTTCTAATTCATTTACATTTGATGAATCACATTCCTGAATAATGTTCATTATTGGTTTTTCTCCAACTTTCAAAAGTGATTTTATCCAATTAGATTTATGTGTATTTTTATCATATTTTTCTAGATAACACTTTTGTAAATGCCGTTTATATCTATTTTTTGGATTATTAGTTTTCCCAATATATCTAACTTCATTGGTAATTGGATCTGAAAGTGAATAAATAAATTGTTTCTTTAATATTTTTTCCATAATTTTGTTTTTGATATTTTATATATATATTATATAAATAAACTAGATACTCCTATATGAAATACATTAAAAAACGAAATAGTTTCTTAAAAGAAAGTAAGACTATGAAAGATGATGCTCTACACATCTTGGCAACACATGATGACAACCAATCCTCTGATATTAAAGAGGTTTTAGATGACCTAGATAAAACAAAAGTTTCCTCTAGGGTTATTACCAGGTTTGCCCCTTCTCCAACTGGAAAACTTCACATTGGGGGAATACGCACTGCATTATATAACTATCTATTTGCTAAAAAGCACAATGGTATATTTTATGTTCGTATAGAAGATACTGATCAAAAAAGATTCGACTCTGAAGCAGAAGATTATATTAAGAACGCGTTAGAATGGGTTGGTATTGAAACAGATTGGGATCCATGGAAGGGGGGTCCAAATGGTCCTTATCGCCAATCCGAAAGGGATTATACTGGACACATCAAAACTCTATTGGATGCTGGTCATGCTTATTATGCTTTTGATACTGAACAAGATTTAAATTTAGTAAGAAAGGATAATCAAAACTTTGCCTATGATGTAAAGTCAAGAATGAATATGAAAAACTCTCTTTCTTTATCAAAAGAAGAAGTTGATAAATTACTTGAAAATAAAGCACCATATGTAATTAGATTTAAGGTTCCTGAAAACAAAACTATTAAATTTACTGATATCGTTAGAGGTGATGTTTCTTTTAATAGTGCTCAAGTTGATGATAAGGTATTAGTTAAATCAAATGGTATTCCTACTTATCATATGGCATCCGTATGTGATGATCATGATATGGGAACAACACACGTTATTAGAGGTGAAGAGTGGCTACCGTCTGCCCCATTACATGTCATGTTATATGAAGCATTTGGTTGGGATGCCCCGCAATTTGCTCACTTACCTTCAATTCTTAAGCCAGATGGTAAAGGAAAACTTTCAAAAAGGGATGGACTCAAATTAGGTATTCCAGTATTTCCATTTGGTGGAGAGGGAGTAGATGATAAAGGAAATACCGTTAAATATAAAGGATTTAAAGACGAAGGATTTGAACCAGACGCACTTGTAAACTTCTTATTGTTATTAGGATGGGCACCAAGTGATGGTAAAGAAATTTATAATTTAGCTGAAATGATTTCTGACTTCTCTCTTGATAGAGTTCATAAAGCAGGAGCTAGATTTGATATGGATAAAGCAAAGTGGTTTAATAGTGGATATCTTCAAAATAAATCAGATGCTGAATTATTAAGTCATATTGATATGGGTAACACCTATAAATATGATGATGATAAATTATCAATGATTGTTGATTTGTGTAAAAAGAGAAGCACTTTTAAAACTGATATGCAGGTTGTTGCTGATATCTTCTTTAAACCAGTAATTCTTGGAGAAAAGGAATTAAAAAGCTTATCAGAAGACTATAAAAAAGTTTTTGTAGACTTTGTTGAAAAAGCATCATCAATTGATTGGGAAATGGAAAAGGTTAAACAATTAATTTTTGATATCTGTGCAGAAAAAGGAATTAAAATGGGTAAAGTAATGCCGTCATTAAGAATGTCTGTTACGGGTGGTGTCCCAGGACCAGATTTAATGACCACAATGTTTATTTTAGGAAAAGAAGAAAGCCTAAAAAGAATTAAAAATTCTTTATAAAAAATAGGATAATGATGAATATTAGAAAATTTAATGAAATGGATACATTCAATATTACATTCTCTTCTAAAGAAGAATTTATAAAATTTTGGAGTGATAGATGGAAAGGAACTAATGCGGAAAAGTTTCCAAAAGAATTTATAGAAACTTTTGAGACACAATTTGATTATTCGGAATGGGAAAAAGAAAATTATAATTATGGAAGCGAATTTGATGCGGATAGTGAGATCGAAAATATTGACTCTGAATTTGGAATTGCAATAGGAGACGACGAAGACTGTGATATATCCTCTGATGAGTGGGTTGATTTTTATAACAGTTGTTGGACATGGTTAAAAAATAATAAAAAATAATGAAATATTTAGAAAGTTATGATGGGTATGGTGAACTTAACGTCGTTTGTGATGAATCTTGTTACTCATTAGCGAGCACATACCTAAATAAGTTAGATAAAAAATCAACTATATCTAGTAAAGAAGGTAATTCATCTGTTATATCTGCGATTAAAACTCTTATATCAAAAGGATCTAACAATATTTTAGTTATATTAGATGATAGGGGAGAATTAAAAGATCAAATGGATGAAAGACTTGATTTTTTAAGAGGTTTTATGGGTGAGCGGGATTATAAAAAACTCGATGTAAAAATGGTATCTGAATTAAAGATAAGTGAGAGTAAATTATATGAAGAAGCAACATTTAAAAAGTCAGATTTTAATATTTATAAAATCAGAGTTTATGCTGATGGTATTGATGTTGTTAAAAGTAAATTTGATGGAGATCCAATTCAACATAATGAAAGAGCTAAGGAATATGTAGACTTTTTTGGAAAAATGGTTGAAAAAGTAACTGGACAATCAATGAGATATTATTATAACAAATATATGTTCTTTGCAAAAGAATCGGTTGTTGAGTTGTTAAAGGCTGATTATGATATTCGAGTAGTAGAAGGAGAAGAATATAATTGGTGGTTTGTACCTAAAGAAAATAAAGAAGTATCAGATTGGATAGAAAAAAATTGCAAACTACCATTCAGAAAAGCTTTAAGAAGTCCTAATTTCGCTTCTTTAGATAGTGATAGTAGTGATTATTGGAGAAAAAAGGCTGAAGAACTTACAAAGGATTATAAAATGAAAAATAATTTATAGGAAGAAGTAAAACATTCAAAAAAAATTCACCCAAAAGCTTTTAAGGAGTGAGGAAAAAGAGTTAAGATTAGATTTAAACTTAATATGGCATGTTTATGAGGATGAGATTACTGATGCAGAAAATTTTTCGGTAATAACAAGATGGTAAAAATAAACTATTTATAAAAAATTTCGTATATTTGTAATATGAATATCAATTTAAATATCGTCGTGGTATCAACATCTGTCCGATGTTGGTAATTTTTACGCCTAAAATTATACAAACCCCAACATCAAAAAATGTTGGGGTTTTTTTATTTCAAAAAATAAAAAAACCACCACTGACTAATAGTGGAAATTAAAAAATTAATATATAAATGAAAAAAATAGAAATGATAATTTACGGACTATTCTCCTCAGAGTCACCATCTGATATTAGATATATTGGAAAGGCAACCAATATTAAAGACAGACTAAGAAGACATCTATCAAAGTATAGTTTGAAGAACGATACATATAAAAACAGATGGATAAAATCTGAAATAAATAAAGGAAATAAAATAGAAATTGCAATCATAGAAGAGGTTAGTGAAAGCAATTGGGAAAAAGCAGAAATTTTTTGGATATCCGAATTTAGAAAACTAGGGTATAACTTAACAAATTCGACTATTGGTGGAGATGGAATAGTTCCAACGAATGAAATTATAAATAAAAGGGGTAAAACCAAAATTACAAACAATTTAAAAAATAAATCGGAATTAATTGAAAAGTTCAATATAAGAGAAATAAATAACATGTGGGTTGGTGAGAGGGTCTGCCCAAAATGTGGTAAAATAATCAGATATGAATTATCAAATATTAATAAACTAATATCTCTTTGTAAAAAATCTATTGATAGGAAATGTTTATCTTGTAGTAGTACAGACAAAACACCATTTAGAAATCATAAGTGGTCTACAAAAGGAATGAAATATAAAACCAATAACAGCAAATTAATTAGAGAAAAATATGGTAAAAAAATACAACAATTTGATAAAGATGGAAATTTAATTGATGAATTTAATTCCATTAGAGAAGCAAATTCAATTACAAAAATTGATAGAAAAAGTATATCACAATGTATTAAAGGAACCAGAATAACAGCTGGAGGATACATTTTCAAACAAAAAATGAATAATTATGAAAAATAAATTTTTAATAGATACTCCCCCACCAACAATTAGCGGAAGTCAAGGACTTCATATCGGACATATATTTTCCTATACACAAGGTGATTTAATTGCAAAATATAAAAGATTTATTGGCAATGATATTATCTACCCGTTTGGGATAGACAATAATGGCATACCTACCCAAAAAAGCGCATCTAACAAGGGAATAAAAGGAACGAAAGAAATAATTGACTTCTCACTTAAAAGGGGAGAAGATTACAAATCAACATTTAAAATGTGCGGCATTACTTTTGAAAATGGACAAGATTATCATACCTATAATAATCTTTCACTAGATATTTGCTATCAAGCATTTGAAATTTTAAAGAAAAAGGGAATTGCCTATAAGGCAAACACAGAATATCTGTGGTCTGAAAAATTAAAAACTTCTATTTCACAATCTGAATTAAATGAAGAAGGATTGATTGAAAGAACTGGAGAAACTCCAATTATTAAAAGTGGTGAGGGGTGGTTTATTAATTTAAAAGATCATTTGCCACAGATAAAAGAAATGATAGATAAAATAGAATGGAAACCAATTAAATTCAAGAAAAGAATTGATGATTGGATTGAAAATATAAAATGGGATTGGTCAATCTCAAGAGAAAGAAATTTTGGAATTCAAATTCCTGGTGAAGAAACATTTACCTTTGATACTTGGTTCATTTCATCACTATCTCCGCAAATTGCTTGGTCGTCATATAAAGGATATAATGATATGCTGAATTGTCCAATATTTGATATGAGATTTCAATCACATGATATTATTAGAACTTGGGCATTTTATACAATTGCTATGTCCTATTTTATTAATGGTCAAATTCCTTGGAAAACAATTATGATAACAGGTCATACTTTAGATGGAAATGGGGATAAATTTAGTAAATCAAGTGGTAATGCAACTCCGCCAAAGCCATTAATTGATAAGTATGGTATATCAGGAATTAGATATTGGGCTTTTTCTAGTACGTTAGGAACCGATACTAAGATTGATGAGAATAAGATGAAAATAGGCTGGAGAATTATTAATAAATTAAAAAATGCTGAAAAGTTTATTAATATGCAAATAGAAAATAATTGGATTGGTGAGAAAGAGGAGTATTATTCTAAGTGGTTAGAACAAAAGAATATGATATTTGAATATTTAGAAGAATATGAAATTGATAAAGCAAATGGTGCTTTATATGAATTTTTCTGGGACACATTTTGTTCTACTTGGATTGAGGAGTCTAAAAAAGAATCAATATCATTAACATTAATTAAAATACTTAATGAAATAAAAGGTATTATAAATTTCATTTATATAAAATAAAAAAACCCTCAAATTAATTTGAGGGTTTTTTTAATTCTTAAACAACGGGTGTTAAGAATATTTTTCGATTGTGCCTATCAACAGCGATTACCTTTACCTTTACTTCCTCGCCATCAGATAAATCTTTGTTCACCTTTTCTAACTCGGAGATATGTATTAGTCCGATTGTTTCCTGGTCTAAGAAAACAAGCGTTCCGAACTGTTTATTTTCTTTAACCTTACCAGTTAATACTTGACCATTTTTAATGGAATCCCAAAGAGAGTCTCTTAAAATTTGAGTTAAGATGATTTTGTCTTTGATAATTTCCTTAACATAGAATTGAATTTCTGTGCCAGGTTGAATTTGTGCAAGTTTGTCTTGCCATTCAGGGTTGATGTTTGTTTTGTGAATCATACCTGTTAAACATTCACCAAATTCAACGAATACTCCGAACGGTGTTGTTCCTGTAACGTTTCCATTATAAACCTCACCTCTTTGTAATTTCTTAATTGCTTCTGGAATAAGTGTTTGTAGATATTTTCTTCTACTAACAATATATGTACCTTCATCCCTAGAATATGATTCAATCATAACTTCAAGATTTTTACCGATAATTGATTCGGTGTCATATAATTTGTTAATACCAGCGAGTGTGTTTGGCATAAACCCTGGCAATGTTACTCCCTCATACAATACATCAACATTGTATCCAGCCGGAGTTAGTTCTCTAACGAAGACATTCACGTGCTGATCTTCATCAATTGATTTGAGTGTTTCGTGCGCTCTGCTTTCATAGAGACTGGATAGTCCTCCTTTAATCATAAAGGTCACTTCGTCAACTTCAACGATGATAACATCTACTTTATCACCAACATTTGTATTTTTTAAATACTTAGCTTCGTTTGGTTTATTTTCAATTCTGATATAATCCTTGAAATTACCATCAAACATTAAAAATTCTGTAGTCTGTCCTACATAAATTGCGTGTACAATTTCACCTTCAACAGGAGATTGGAATGTGTACCCGTCATACATTTTTTCAAGAATAGCATTCTGTAATTTCCATTCTCTTTGTTGTTTCTCTAAATCGAAGTCAAAGTCTTCACCGACTTCCATTAGTTTAAATTTTTTGTTATAAAATTTGTTATTCATACTTTTGTTTTAATACTCTTCTATATCTATATGTATTAAAAGTTTATATGATTTATAAAATTATGCGAGGTATATTGTTTCGATTCATATAATCTCTAATAAAAATAGCTTCCTCATATTTTTCCTCCTTAACTAGAATCTCCAATTTTTGATTTAATTCAATCGCTATTTCTTGTGAGGTTTTTTCTTTTTTTATATCATCATCTAAAATTGAATTGAAATATTCATTTAAGTGATTAATATCTTTAAATTGAACATCCTTACTACCACTAAACTTAGAATTTAGCAATTTTCGAATATAGAAGTCGTTTAAAGCATTGTTATCTATTAAGTATTTAGCCAAATGATATGGCCTATTTTTAAATAGCTTTAATACATTAATTAAGGTCTCATATAGCTTATCTCTATCCTTATCTTCCATAGTTAGATTTTTTCAAAATATAAATTAAAATAATAATTAAAATTGTAAGATGCTGATGATTTTTCTTGATTAAAAATAATATTCAATTTTCCTTGACTTTCGCTTAATATTGACTGTATTTTTTTTGTTACAAGACTGCTGTTTGTAATCTCACCAAAGGTATTTTTATATTTCATGGATCCATCATCAGAAAATGATTTATAATCAACGAAAAAGTCTACTGATTTATATTTATATCTATTTATTACATTTTTAAGAATATAATCATTAATGGCAGAATCCGTATTATTAAAAATAGTCATATTGTTTTTAACACCTTCAAATGTTCTATATTTTTTTAGTGTGGCAAATATATAATTCGATAGTATTTTATTAATATCTATCTCTATATTCCATTTAGTATTAGATGCAAGTTGAATACTACTTTGTGATTCATCAGACTTTATAGTGTGATTAACTGATTTATCATTAACACTACTATATACTATAGGGTCTAAATTTTTCTCTAAAGAAAAGTTCAGTTGTTCTCTATTTTGGTCCTGATAGTATATTAAATTTTCATTTAAAATAGAAATTGAATCTTGAATGTCAAGCATTTTAGATCCAAAAAATGAGGTTTGCTCCGTCATATTCATGGTCCCGTTAATATTTACATATTTAAATTCGGGTGATATATAATTTCTTCTCATTATGATTTTAAAATTTTATTTGATGTGAGATTTACCTCAGTGTTTTGATCAATATCCAAACATTCAATATAATACTCATTATCCCAAGTTGATTTAAATATGAAATAATCGGTAAATGTATATCCAAATTCATCTAACATCGGATAAATGGATTTAATATCTGGATTAAATCTAAGTTTTAAAATATTACTCTTTCTATTTATTTTGGAAATAACTCTTTCCTTCATCATACCAAAATTTGTTAATTCAGTATCGAATTTATAATTTCCAACAGCAGATGATGTCATACCCGGAGCCTCAAATAGTGGTATTGTATAAAATATTGGACAATAATATCCACTGTATCTATATAGACTGTTATAAATATTATTTTTTAAACCATGATAATTTTCAATAATAGATGGATCATCTTTTCTCTTACTTATTTCGATTCCTAATCCATTGCTATTATAATAGTTTAACATATCAATCGTTACAATACTACCATTATCTAACTTTCTTTTTGGTTTAAATTGACTAACTTCAAGTGTTGATGTATTATGTAGTAGAGATTGAACTCTACTAAATAACCTATCCGGAGCTTGATATGTTAACATACAAGGAAGAGATGTTATATTATCAAAGTCATATATTTCTAGCGACCCATCTTCGTTGATAATTACGTATTGTAAATAATCACTAAATCCAAATTTATTGGATAAGTCTGATATAGCATTTGTAAAGTTTAAAGCAGTTATATTAGAATAAATATCATTATATAAACTATCTCTATCTACACTCGATATATCTGGTAATGTGTTATCATTAACATAAATATTAACTAAAACATTTTTATATTTTTTATTAATGTATACGGATATTCCATTTTCTAAGGTAGAATCAGATTTAGCGGTACATTGATAATATTTATTATTTAATAATATAATAGGGTTGTCTGCCAAGTTATATTGATAATTTGTATCTGGAACCATACTATACTTTCTAGTCCAAACATTTGATATTCCTGGAATATCGCCCGATGAATAAGAGGAATTTAGCTGGTATAATATTTCATTATAAACAACATATGGGTATCCAGGTGTTGTAATAGTTGTATTTGGTTTTGATATATAATTGCTACCATATGTATATATCGGTGACCATATTTCAACAATATTCCAATCAGATTTTATTGAAGTCTCTACCCAAAAATATGTAGATCCTACTGTATCCACTGCTGATGTTATAGTTGATGGTTCGCTTCTCCAAACATTGGATGATCCTGGCTGTATTGTGTTGCTTTGTGTGGTTGATATCCAGGTCTTATTATCATGCCTAATCACATCATTATATCCATATGATTTAAATGGATTCCAGAATGAAAATGTATTTCCAGTACTGTCGTAATAGTAATACTCGCCTTTATTATAGATAAAGTCATTAGATGAGAATGTAAACGATGGGGTCCAAAATATACTTGTTGATGGTGACCAATCAACATTTTCCCACTCTGATGTTTCAGTAGATGGATTCTTAGTTGGATCAGTTATAGTAGAACTTGTAGAAGCCTTATATAAGATATCATAATATGATACAACATCATTAGTTGAATATGTTTTATTATGAACCCAATTATCAATCACATACCATGTGAGTGAATTATTTGTTGTCGATAAGTCTCCGACTGATATATCTGATGCGGAATGTGATACTTTATAATCATTTTTTGATAAAAGAATAGAAAATTTATATCCTTGATATGTATTTAATGATTTTAAATTAATATCATCGATATTACCATCCGATACTTTAATATCCTCGACATCATATAAATTAAATTTTAGTCCTCTAAATAGAGTTGTGTTAGGTATAACATTATCTCCCGCCTCAAAAACAGACCACTTCTTTGTATTTACTATCTCATCACCATTATTAAATGTCGACTTTTTACCAAAGAAATAAGAAAAATAATCATATGTTGTATCTAAGTATTTATCTAATTCAAAAGAAAAATTAGTATCTATATTACCATTAATTGTGGACTCAACATGAAGGCTATGATACGAATAAGATGCGGTAGATGAATTTACCGAATAAAAATAATCTAAATTTCTTTCTTTCCTACTTGGAATAGGATCGAATGGATTTGTTGTTCTGTTAAAATCCTCAGATAGAAATGAGTTATTTAATAGATATGGATAGTCATTAGATGATAGTGAGTTTTGATACCCCCATTTACTCCTATATGAGTTTTTTCTCCATATATCAGATAGATCATTGTCTACTATTCGGAAAGTCTCACCATTGGCAGTATATTCAGATGATACAGGTATATTAACCACCTTACCATTTACAATATAATCGTTATAATCACTAGGATTATTTTTGCTGTCATAGTCCAATGTATACATTTTTGGCTCATCTGTATATGTCAATTCTGATATTTTTGAATACTCAAATTTGGAGTACTCTGTTTCTACAATAGTAGTATCAAAATCCTTAATGTCAGTAAACTTACATTTGTAAATTTTAAATGGTATTAAATTAGGATTACCATCAACTTTTAGATTCAAAGTAGTTTTATATGCGGCATCTGGACTATTTATCCAATATTGTAATTTATCTGATGACATGGTGAATCCATAATCAGATTGTATATAAAATACGCCATTTGATTCTTTAATTACATGATACTTTCCATCAATATCTATTAACCACACATCAGCTAAATCATAATCTGATATTAATACATTACCATTTAATAATTCAATAGAATTGTCATCGTTTATTTGAACAATGTTGCTATTAATAGAACTATGTGTAATTCCTATTAGATCGACATCACTTATTATTTTATAATAGTATCTTTCACCTAGTTTAACTTCATCGCTATAAACAGTTTTGGATAATCTTACTTTGGAAAACTGTGCTTTCGATGTTCTAATATATCTTTCGACTTTATAAAATCTACCACCAACTTCTATATAGGGTGATGTAATTATATCCCAATTATCTATAAATGGACTATCACTACTTTGACTAGTTAATAAGTTTCCACCAGATATAACCACATCTGATTTTAATTCAGGTAATAGATAAGGGCTAAAATTATAAACATTTTCCATCTCATCAAGATAGAATCCCATGTACCTGTTAATACTCCATTTTCTTAACGTGTCTGGAGTTGCCGGAGTATCATCAAATAAAAAACTAAAATTTATAATATTTGGAAATATTACTTTATTGTTTTTATATCCATCATATACTAATCTTTCAAAGTCACTAAACGTGTTTTCATATTCTAATGCAGAGTCTAAGAAAAACGATTTAGATGTATATCCACCCACCTCATAGTCAATCCCATTCCAGCTTGAAAATTCAAGACTTCTATAATCCATATAAAATGGACAAGTCGGAAAATATTGATTTTGCACATAATTATTATTTATCCACTCACCTAATGGTGTATTTTTTGTTAAATCAAATATTTTTACACATTTGAAATTATCAACAATTTCAGATCTAAAATTATCCTTATTTAAATTAACCAATCCAGGGCCATCAATCCTAAGTACTATAAATTTCTTTGGAAAGCTCTCATCACCAACATACAGGGGTGCAAAACATTCAAACTCTTCATTATAGTTTTTGTTATTAATAATATTTCTACACCCCATTTGATAAATATCATCAAATTGTTTATCAAAGGTATTAAACATGTTATCATTATCATCATCATATTTAACCTTAAAAGCTATATCAACTGGGAGTCCATTATAAAAATAAGGCACTATTTCATCATAATAGGTATTTTTATTAAATTGTACCTTTTTGTATTTACTATCAGACAATTGTGCATCTGAGTCAATAGAATCTAGAAATAGATTGTAATTACTAGAGACCATAACTTTCACATTCGTTGTTAATCCAACATTTGTTCTTAATATAGAAAAACTATTCATTTATTATTATACTATTTTCGTAGGCCCAGACGTTAAGGCTTTGTTCAAAACAACTTTATTCCTATTGATAACAAATTTTATTGTGAAAACAAATGGTCTATTATCAACATCTGTTTCTAATAAAAATTTAATTTTCTTAGTATGCCTAATTGTTTTAGTAGCGGAATTTAAATTAATATATTGATAGTTTAATCCTGTCTGACTTGGATCCAATGCATTCATCTTAAAATAGATGTTAATTGGGATATTTATGTCATTTGATGTTCCGCCATCAAGAGCTCTATTTTTATCAGCATTGGTTTCTACAATGTCTTCTAACTTAGGAACAGATGGGTGAACACTTGTTAATAATTTAGTAGTACTTGACACACTAACCGTATTATCTATCCATTTAGATACGTCTAGTAATGAGTTATTATTACCAACGAAAGATAAAATAGAATTCTCCGAATATCCTAAATTAAATTCGGTTGATGATAAAATACTCGTAATTGAGTTACTATCTGATTGAATAAATCCATTTCCTATATTATCAGATAATTTGGTAATTGATGTTTGATTTAAACTATCATAATTAACAAGCCATACGAATTGGTTATCAATTTGTGATTTTGTTTGGCCTGTTAGATTAGAAAAAATCAATTCATTTTGATCATTAATCCAAAAAGATTGAGGAGCCGATTGATTATAGATATCACTATTAGTGGTATTTATATATGTTCTATTAGATAGAAGTCCTAGTGGAGAATCGGATGATTTATTTCTAATTTTCAATAAGAAATCTTTGATAGAATAGATGTTGTTAGCATAAACTCTACCAGTTGGTACACCAGTTGACACATAAGAATCTAAATAATCTTCACATTCAACCGTAAATGCTAATTCAGAACCATTTTTAACAACAAATTGTTCTGAATTTCTATAAATAACAACTTCAAGTTCTCCTTTGGCCTTCTTGATTTGATCTTCAAGTGATTTAATCCTACCTTCAAGATATGATAAATATTCAAAAAGATCTAGAGCAATGCCATTAGAATCTTTAAATCCTGATAGAATACTTGCTGAGTTGTGTAAATATGTTTTATTATTTATAGTAGTCGTTTCTGATAAATGTGTATCAAGACCCTTTGCAGTTAAATCAGATTGAATACTTGCTTTAATATCTTCTTTATTAGCATCGGTTATGATCGCATTGGTTTGATTTAAATTGTTACTTAACTCATCAGGAAAGTCAACAGATAATGTATCAGACCAATCGGATTCAACAGGAGATTCTGGCCATCCAACTTCAGATATTGACTTTACTCTTATTTCTACTCTCTCATTATATTGAATAGGAATATCAACTTGGTTTATATTAACCACATCTGGATTGGATAAATCTTCAGTATTCCATGTATATGATCCAGTCGTTGGATTAAAGGTTCTACCTCTAACATCACTCTTAATTGATACCCAATTAGAAAATGCTGCTGTCTTAGGTGACGGTAATAGGGAATCACTTATACTAAATGTTTCAATAGGTGTCTCTTTACCATCTTTACTTAAATATCTGTATTCAACAACAAATTGAATTACTTCTTGTGGATTTGTTCCTTTTGAAACAACTGCTTTTGGTATATCCCAAAAACCTCTAACACTAAATTTATAATCAACTGAATTACCAGCCGAGTTAGAAATAGTTAATATTTCGGATACTAAAGTATTAAGTGCTTTAGATTTAGTTTCCTTTGTTTTTACTAGTCTATCCAATTCATTCTCAAATTGTTTTCTAGCAGCATCTGATGCAAATCTAGTTACTTTTAATTGTTTATTCTTATCTGTAATAGCGGCATCTATTTGCTCAATTTCAGATTTTAAAGCTTTTTGTTGATTATTTTTACTCTTTAATGTATTTGAATCAGAATTATCTGTCAAATGTTTATTTATTTGAACAACTTTGAAATTAGATGAACTCAAAACGGGTCTATTTGGAATAGTTGATAAGATATTTGGTGTTTTTTTAGCTACCAAGTCTTTAATAACTTGACCATAATCATATACATTATCTATGTAATATTGCTCCATTGTACTGCCATTAGATGAGTCATCAGATACTAATCTTAAATCATTTGTCCAAAATCCAGTACCAGCACTCCAATTCTTAGATAATAAGAAGTTGTCCATATTTAATGGTTTAATAAATATCACATTTCTCTCATTGTATCCAATTGAGACTCTAACCTTCTTAGTGTATAAAACAGGAGAATAAAATTTAAGTGTATTATATCCGACGGATATTGGTTCGTTGCCTTCAACCCTTTCTAGTCTAACCTTAGCGGTAAATGAAACAGTAGATATCTCTACTATTTTATATCTAGTTGTTGATTGATCAACATTCACAATTAATTCATCACTAACAGTAAGTTGTTTTATTTCGTTTGTTTGTGTGTTGACATAATCGAGTCTATTTAAATGATACCATAATTTTCGATTTATCAAATCCTCTTCAGTTTTCAGAACTGTAAATGATCCTGAATATTGTAATTCATTTGGTTGTAAGTCAAATACTTGTTCATCATAATTTGGAGTACTTGGTGTTAATACTCCAGGTGTAGTAGAGTGCCATGTTGTAAACTCATCAAGAACAATTGAACTATTGTTTCTAAATTGTGTGTTAAAATTATTCAATGCTGATTGTCCAAGAGTTGTATAATTACCTAAAGAATCCTTTTCAAAATCAACTATATACCTTCTACTTAATACCTTTCTAACATTATTCTCGATTCTACCACTCAAATCTATCTCAACTGATAATTCTGGATTCATTAATCCTTCAAAAAACCAATTCTTACTGGATTTAAAACTATTCAATACCTGCAATTGTGATATATCATTAGGCTCTCTATTTAAATCAACAGTTACTATCTTCTTGTATTTATTCGAAGATGAAGTTTGTATAACAGCTCCTGTATTATCAACATTATAAATAGAATTAATATTATTATTAAGTCTATCAATCTCAGATTTTAAAAATCCGAATGATGGTAATACAAACTGTTTTGCTATACCCGATGAGTCAGTAACATTTACGGTTACAGAAGCTTCCGTAGATACTGCAAGATCATTAATTTTTGAAAGCGTATCAATTAGATTGTTATTAAAATTTATAACTTGTTCCGCTACGGTATGATATGAACTTTGAAATGGCATTTTTTATATAGATTTTTTTTATATATTAATTTTTACTATCTTTGATTAGTTAATTGTGAACTATATAAAGAAATTAAAATCATTGGGGTTTAAGAAAATTGAACCTATTGTTGTTTGTAGCTTCAACTATGAAAAAGTAGGTCGTAAGCACTTATCTGGACATTATATTATTTCTCTTAAAGAAGTAGAAAGTAATGAAAAATATAAAAAGGAAACCTCTGATTTTTATCAAAAAATTACTTACTATCCAAAATCTATTCAAAATCAATCCTACCTATTAAAAGTATCAAATGTCGTTTCCTTATTTATAATATTAGTAGGGGGAGAGTTCACCTTTGTAATAAAGGATGATTCTATTCCCAATGATGAAAGGCCATATACCATCTACATAAATTCTATCAAAATTGCAATAAAATCTGAGTCATTAAATGACAACTTTTGGAAAAGATGTATGGAATTTATTAGTAATGATATTAAGCGAGACCTATTAATAAAAGAGATTTTTAAATATGGATAATTTCGAAGACTTTATAGAAGAAATTAAGGAAACATCAAAAAATTATGTAATTATATGTGGATTTACTGATATAAAAGATGCTGCATTGATTAATACCAGTCACTATATAATGCTTGGGTATGCAGATGAAAAAGATATCAAAGAAGCTTTATCGTATATTGAAGAATTACCAGAAATAGAAGGCGAATATGAATTCGATGCTGTGTTTAGATGGGTTTCGGATGATTATGATGATATGGGTCGGATTACACTTAGGGGATATTTGGAAGAAAAATACACTAAATTCACTCTAATTCAGACACTTATACAACGAGAAAGAGAGGAAAAAATTGACAACTTTTTCGATTTTAATTTTGATTAATTCGATAAATTATCGTATATTTGTAAAAATGATTAATATGATTCAAGAACTGCGTAATAAAATAGTCGAGGCCAATAAGTTATATAGGATCGGCAAGCCTATTATCTCTGATTCCAAGTATGACCAATTAGTTGAAGAATTGGCTCTATTATCACCAGATGATGAATTACTCACAAGTGTTGGGCACACTGTTTCCGATGAACGTAAAAGCCGACTTCCAATTGAAATGGCTTCTATGAATAAAATTAAAACTATGGATGATATCAATGATTGGTGTCGTCTTAAATCTATTCCCAAAACCGAAAAGGTTATTATCACACCAAAATTTGATGGGCTTTCTCTTTGTGTAGATGAAACATCAGACTCTGCTTGGACTCGTGGTGATGGTGAGTTTGGTCAAAAATCAAACGAACACTACAAACTAATTAAAAATCACCTATATGCGGATTTAGAAGGAAACTTCGATCCATTTTCACCTATACCCTTTAAGTTTACTTATGGGGAGGTTATGATGCCTAAAAGTGTATTCGTTAAAAAATACTCGGAAGAATTTGCCAATCCAAGAAATTTGGTTGGGGGTCTTTTAAATTCTAAAGATGCCACTGATCCATTAAAAGATTGTAACTATATTAAATATGGTGCAATTCCTGACGAAAGGTTCAATTTCTCAACTAAACAAGAAATTATTGATGAACTTAACAACGGACAAACTATTGGTGTAAACTATTTTGTTTGTAAGGTTTCTGAATTGACAGAAGATTTGTTAATTGATTTATTTCACAAATGGTCTGTTGATTATGAAATTGATGGTGTAATCATCGAAATAAATGATCTTAAATTACAAAATAAATTAGGTCGTGAGACCTCTTCAAATAATCCGGTATGGGCTCGCGCATTTAAACACGAAAGTTTTGAACAATGTGCTGAGACTGAAGTTATCGGCATCTCTTGGAATATATCCAAACAAGGATATCTCAAACCAACTCTACACGTTAGTCCAATTAAACTTGATGGTGTTACTGTTTCTAATGTAACTGGTAATAATGCTAGATTCGTGAAAGATTTAGGTCTTGGAGTCGGCGCTAAGGTCATTATTAAACGATCTGGAATGGTTATTCCTTTGATTGTAGACGTAGTAGAAACGGTAGACTTTGTGATGCCAGATGTTCCTAATATTGATTGGAATGAAAATGGTGTTGAACTAATGACACTTAACGAAACTGATGATCAAAAGCTAAAACAATTGATTGCCTTTTTTAAAATTCTTGATGTTAAAAATGTATCAGAAGGTGTAATTAATCAATTCTGGAATGCCGGATATAAAACAGTTAAGGATATTTTGAATCTTACTAAAAGTGATATGGAGAAATTGGATAGATTTGGTAAGAGGAAAGCCACTATTGTATATGATGCTATTCAAAAATGTATTAACAATGTGAGCTTGTCAAAACTGCAACATGCTACTGGCCTTTTTAAAGGTCTAGGTTCCAAGAAACTTGCCTTGTTGGAACATTTCACCAAAAAGCCTACCATTAATCAAGTAATGGAAATTGAAGGATTTGCTGAAATTTCTGCCCAATCATATATAGATAATTATGATACTTTCTTTAATTTTATTAAGGATTTACCAATTACCATTGAAGAAAAAGTTGAAGTAGTCCTATCTGATACTGGATTAGAAGGCACCTCATTTGTATTTACTGGCGTTCGTCGTCCAGATCTAGAGGGTATTATTGTATCTCGTGGTGGTAAAATTGGTGGAGCTGTTTCTAAAAACACTACACACCTTGTAATGAAGGCGGTTGGTAGTGGATCTTCTAAAGAAAAGAAAGCTATTGAATTAGGTGTTGAAATTATTACTGTTGAACAATTAGAAAAGTTATTAAAATGAAATTAGAATATACTTTAGACATAAAAAACTTAGAAGTTATTAAGGACGAGGAAGAACAATTTGATTTATTCTTCTACCAAGGTCATCCAATATTTGTAATACCTGACTTTGGTCAACCTCAAGACATTTGGATAGGTTTCCTATCCTACTTAGAAGAGAAAAATGGTGAGGTTTGGGATCAAGATGGTGGTGAAATAACTTCACACAAAATAATTGGGGATGATGGACTAACAAAATGTACCTATGAGGCATACGGCATATCATTTGATGAGGATGATGAGCTTAAAGATTATGTTGTTGACATTGAAGGGTATGTTATAAGGGAAACATCATCTGTTGGTGTTGGATCACTCGATCATTGTTACTTTTTAGCAAAAACAGTTAAAATAAAATAAATATGAATTTTTTACACTTTGAAAAAATAGATGGTACAAAAGTAGATTCAGCTAAAATAGCTGGATATCAACTATACGGTGAATTCTTTGATGATATCGATTTTAAACTAACCATTATTGATGGTAAATTAAAGATTGATTTGATAATTGATCCATATTTCACACAGGATGAAATTGATGATATCACTGATCATATTAAACATGAGGAAATAAATTGGAATAATGGTTATGAATTCTTATCATACAAAGATATTAATGATGATAGTGATCTATATTTAGTAGCTGATGAAAATTCAGATATTTTTAATATAGTAAATTCACCAAAAAATATTAAAAATATAAATAAGGTTGCTAATAAAATGAAATAAATATGAAAAAGTTATTTTGTAGTAAAATATCACACAATCCATACAAAGAAGAAATGATAACTGAAATAATAGAAAGAGTATTTCAAATTGATGGATATTGTGTCGAAGAAAAAATCGAAGGTGTTTTGTTTGATATTCACTTTGATGATGAGCAAGTTACAAGTATTAAAATTAGTAATACAAACATGCGTAAATACTTTGAAGATAATTTTAATAAAGAAAGGTTCTTTAATAAAATTAAAGAACATGCTGAGTCCTTATTGGTGGAAGGTGATGAAGTAGATGTTCCGCTTTATATTAAGGATAAATATTTTAAAAATGGTATAAATGTTGCTTACATAAAAAACGATTAATATGGGATGTGATATACATTTTTATGTCGAAAAATGGTCTGATGAAGAATTGACCGAAGGACCAATTGATATCTCGGATAAGAGAGACTCAAGAATATCTAATGTTCTTAAATTAAAGAGGGAATATAGATGGATAAGTGTGGATAAATGGTACAGGGATGAAGGATACTGGACAAATTATGGGAATTCATTTTATAGTGGTAGGGATTATAACCTATTTGCAAAGTTAGCTGATGTTAGAAATTATAATAATAATATTAAACCGCTGGATCAACCAAGGGGAATTCCAGTAGATGCCTCCTATGCCTATAAATTAATGACTAAGGAGGATGGTGATAGTCATTCACATTCATATTTTACTCTATGTGAATTATTAGATTCAGGAGTGGATTGGGGTGCTAATTTTTTAAGCACAATTGAAAAAATGAAACGCATTGATCCGGATCCATCTAATGTTAGATGTGTATTCTTTTTTGATAATTAAAAATCTTTTTCGACCAGTCGTGAATCTGTATAGAATTCATAAAAAAATCTTTATAGGAAGCAAATAAAATAAAATATATTATGAACATGATTAACATTCTTTTTTTCGTTTCGGGATGCATTTTAACTTCTTTTTTATTTTTATACGTGAAAAAAAATAAAAAAGAAACTTTTCTTAGAAGGGGGTTATTACAGAATAGTTATTCTGCTTGTGAAAATGGATCTAAGGAAAGTGTTGAAGCCAACTTAGAAGTCGCGGAAATTGAAAGTAGTGAGACTAAATCAAAAGTTAAAGTATTAGAAGTATCCTTTGATAAATCTAAGTATAATACTACAAGGTGGAAAGAAAAAGTTAAAACTTTGGTAGATAACACTTGGATTAACACTTCAGATATCGAATGGATTAATAAAAATAAAAGTACAGAAAGAGCAGAAAAGCTAGATAAAATATTAAATTAAGGTCGATTGTAATTAAACATTTTTATATATAAATTATATAATTATAATAGACGGCAATTTACGGCATTTGGTGAAAATCAAAATAAAAACTAAAGATGAACTATGTTAAATTTAACGGCAATTAAATCATTTTCGGACCATGAAAAACTATTCAAAGAAAGAACAGGCAACGATTTTACTCACTTTTACAAGAAGTACTATCCAAAATTAATCTATTACACTGCTAAAATGTGTAATGATGTACAAAAAGCAGAGGATGTAACTACAGAATCCTTTATGACAGCTTTCGAAAAAATCGATAAATACGAAAAGGAAAAATCTCAATTTTCAACTTGGTTATTTACTATAGCACGTAACATTATGTTACAAGAAATAAAGAATCAAAAAAAGACAGTATCAATTGATGTAGAAGTTGATGAAGAAGGAACTACTCTAAAGGACTTTATCCAAGAGGCTGAGAGTTACGATCATATCAATAAACTTACTACAAAAAAGGCTGATATTATGAAATACCATATTTCAAGACTTAAAGATCCTTATAAAAAAGTAATTGAGATGAGAGAAATCAAAAAAATGCAATATAAAGATATTGCAACCGAATTAAACTTAAACCTATCAACAGTTAAAAGTCAAATAAGAAATGGTAGAGCTCTTCTAATAAAAAGTGCTAAAAAGGAATTTGATCTTTTAGATGATATGTATCTATAAGCAAGGTCTATCCTATAAAAAATAAAATTCAAGAAATGATATACACAACAGAGTTAACTGATAAAAACTATCAAGAATTTACTAAAAATAAACTCACACTAGTTGACATATGGGCTCCTTGGTGTGGCCCCTGTCGACAAATTTCTCCAATTGTCGATTCCTTATCAACTGAATATGCTGGTAAGCTTTCCGTTGGAAAACTAAATGCGGATGAAAATTCTGAAATAGTTACTCAATTAGGTATTAGAAGCATACCTGCTATCTTTATTTATAAAGAAGGCGAAATTGTAGAAACAATGATTGGATTCTCATCAAAACAGAAACTTGCCGAAGTTATTGAAAAACATTTAATGTAGTATTTCTCATGTTTCATTGGGCAGGACGCTGCAAAAATAACCACTTTTTTAAGTGGTTATTTTTTTGTATATTTGTTTTTATGAATAGTTATTTAATATGTGTAACTAAAGAAGATATTCTTAAAAATGTATGGGATAAGGATGATGTTGATGAAAAAAGGGAGAAAAAAATTATTGTGAGTATAGTCAATTAATTGAAAATAGAAAGAAAAATGTATTGTCCATATTGTCATAAACGTTCTGAGTGGCATATTCCAATTAGAGAAGAGAATCGCCGATCAATTTTTCAAGAAAAGTTTGTATATAAATGTAAATTTTGTTCTGAAAAATTCACAGAACAAGATTCATTAGATTATGAGTGGGATGAAATGATTAAAATGTGTGCTAAAACAATAACACCAAGTGATTGTATTAGATGGGTTAAGGGTGAAATACCTACTAATCACACTTTTGAATTTGATGCCGCTTTTAATTATCATTTTGGAATAAGCCCAAAGAAAATAAAAGAAGATCAAATAAGGGATTTGGAAATACGTATTAAGAGAGAAAACATACTAAATGGATTATTATGAAAATAGTTAATAGAAAAGCATATCATGATTATACGGTGATTAAAGAATTCACTGCTGGGATTGCTCTTGTTGGATCAGAGGTAAAATCACTGAGAAACGGGGAAGCTAATCTTCAAGACTCATTTTGCTATTCAATGGATGGTGAAATTTTTGTAAAAGGTTTACATATATCAAAAAATAAAATGTCTTCTTTTACAAATCATGAAGAAAAGAGAGATAGAAAATTACTTTTAACCAAGAGAGAAATTAGAAATATTATCAATGAGGTAAAAACTAACAATGGCATGACTGTTGTTCCTTTAGAAATATTTGAATCAAAAGGGAGATTTAAGATAAAAATCTGTATTGCCAAGGGTAAAAAGACTTATGATAAAAGGGAGTCTATCAAGCGTAAAGATATTGATAGAGAAATTAGAAATAATTATTAATATGCATAGAGACGACAAATCAAAATATCTTCTTTATATAGAGCCAAAAAAAGAAGATAAACTCAAAGAACCCATTAATGATGAATTCACTGAATTAATGGAGATGGCTCTTTCAAAGGCTAAATCCGGAACATCAGGATACTCACATCTTGATGATATGGGTGATGGATGGGAATATAGAGATAAAAAGTTACCATCATTTGGAACTGCTGGAGCTTGGAGGGGAATGCATAGAACCGATTGTGGAGAAATGTCAACATGCCGAGATTACCAACTTGAAAATGGTATGATCACTAATTCATTGGCCCCATTTTATTTAAGATGGTATCGTTATTCGATTCCTGAGAATGATATGTTGAAAATTAAAGAGTTAGCTGATTTTTATGAAAAGTCTTTATAATTTGAAACTTATTTTTTAATTTTGTGTATAAATTATGAGCTTATATCCGATTTTCAAATTTATAATAGGAAACAAAAGAAAAGGTAGGATATAAGTGTTTATGATGGTAAGTAGTGAAATGATAAGTTGTCCCCTCAGGCTGAAAATTCACGAACCATCTAAATGCAAATTTCAATTATATTAAATGAGTAGAGGGATAGGAATTATTAAATGTGTGTCTTTGGTAATTCTGAAAATTAAATTACGACACTCTTAAAACATATAATCGGTGTCTGTTTATATGTTTGAATTTATAGATTAATGACACAAAAGCCTGAGTGTGAACTCAGGCTTTTTTATTATATACTAAAAACAAATAGTGATAGAAAAATATAATGAATAATGATAGAAAAAATAGAATACAAAGGTATTAGATATCCAAAATTTCAATCAGAAGGATATGCCTCACAATTTGTGATACCATTCGCTAAAAAAGTGTGTAAAGGTATAGGAGTTGATGTTGGTTGTAATAGATTAGAGTGGATGTATGCCGGAGAAATTTGTAACGAAAACAACATAATCAATTATGACAGTTGGTATTCTCAAGCAGTTTTATCATCCAGTCAATCAAACTCTTTTCCGATAGATCCACAACTAAATAAATTTGATTCGACCAATTTTCCAGAAAATTGTCAAAATTTAGATTATATTTTTTCATCACACTGTCTAGAGCATATTAATGGTTGGGTTAATGTTTTAGACTATTGGACAGCAAAACTAAAAAAGGGAGGTACTTTGTTTTTATATCTACCGGACTATTCACAAACCTATTGGAGACCTTGGAATAATAGAAAACATGTGAATATACTAACTCCTCAAATAATTGAGGACTACTTAATAGACAAAGGTTATAGTCAAGTTTTTAAATCTGGAGTTGATATAAATAACTCCTTTGTAGTTATGGCAGAAAAATAATATTTGTATGCGGGAGATAAAAACAGTTACTCATTTAAATCTTGGAGATAACATATACTACGTTCATCTCTTTCGTAAGATAATTGATCACTATCAAGGAAATATAAGATTCATACATCATCTTCACGAAAGATATATTAAAGAATTATCTAATTTTATTCAAGGATATGAAGAAAATATAATATTCAAAGATATTATGCAATATACAATTGATTATATCATTCCCTTAGAGATGGCTAAAGTCCCAGGATGGTTTTTACCATATGATAAACTTGTAGAATATCATAGAAATGATACTGGGAAAAAGTTGCCAATTTTACTATATGGAGATAACGACCATTGGACAAAAAATCATCCAAATGATCCGGGTATAATGGATTCATTTAATTTTGATGAAGTATTATTAAGGCAATTTATACAATTTTGTGAATTTATGAATGTTGAATGTCCTATTAAAACCGTGAATGATACATTATTGGATATGCCAGAATTATTAGAAAATAATATTTTAAGTGGCAATTATGATATTCTGATCGGAAATAGTAAGCCTATGTCCTCACAATGGGTGTCCAATACCTATGTTTTTGATTATATTTTGGATAGAATTGATTTATCGAAGGTTAAAGTAATTTCATTGGAACCAACTGGTAGAAGTGAAATACCATCCACGATAGAAAATGGTCTAAATTTGATAGAAATTGGAAATATATCCATCAATTCAAAAATAATCATTGGTGTACATTCATCTCCTTATACAACACTAATAAATAAATATAACCATATGAATAATGAATTTGTAGTTTTGCAAAATTGGGGTAAATTTAGATATTCAAATGCAAATAGTGTCAACTACTGCACAGAAGATGAATTCGTTAACAATTATAAAATTCCACTAAATTGGTGTAAAATTTAGGTATCCTTAACGAGGATCATCGATAATATTTGATAATTTATTTATCTAAAATTTACCTTAATATTTGGTTTCTTTTCTCTGATGATATTATTCTTAGACTCATCAAATTTAACCATTACTTTTTTAGATAATTTAACAATAAAGTCATCATCCCATGGTACAAAAATTGTACCATCAGCTATTACTTCCATTCTAATTTTACCAGTAGCTCCTTCTTCAAGAAGTGATAATTTCTTTATAGGTATATTTACTTTTCCATTATCATCAATATTTCCATTAAAAAGTAAACTCCATTCATTTGACTCTACAACTATTCTAACTTGAGAGTCTTTAATATTAGCTCCTTCCACCTCAATATCACAAGAAAAAACTTCCGATTTATCTTTATATAATTTATATCTTTTTTCTTCAACCTTTTCTTCAATCTTTTCCTCCGGTAAATAATTCTCATTTACTATGATATCATTATTTACTTCTTCCAATTTTACTTCCATTTCGATATCTTCTTCTACAGTATCTTCTACAATATTCTCCTTTAAATTCGAAACATCTGAAATATGTGAATCGATAATTTCCTTATGATCATCACTAGAATTCTTAGAATTCTTATTCTTCATAAAATCTGAGAAATTAATAATTTCTTCTTTCACTTTATTATTTTTAATTTTTATAATTATATATATTAATTTTTAATTTTAACATTTGGAATACTTTGAAATGTTCTTTCAAAATGAGATACTTCTATTTTTATCGTTGAGTTTAATTTTATAGATTCCTCATATTCTAATCCATTTATTTTACATACTATTCTAATAAATTTATCTGCCTTTTCTTCTCCAACATCCTTTCTTAATTTATTCCACGGATTTCCTTTTATATAATCGGATATGCTACCACCCCTTCTTTTTATTATATTTTGAACCTCTATTACGACATTCCAATTGTCATCCGTTGAATTCCAATTAGTGTCTATTTCGTTCCAACTTAAATACATATCCATCTTTTAGGAATCTTGTTTTTTTATATATAATTTTATTATGTCGACATATAGTTTAACAGACAATAAAATATCACTAACATATCAACGAATACTACAAATTTCGGACGGAGGAGATAATAATCCATCAGGAATTATATATGATGGACTCGGAAATAAAATAACAATAGATTCCTCAAATATTGGACCAGGTGTAGGATTTCAAGGATTTCAAGGAGAAGTTGGACAATTAGGTTTTCAAGGTCCATTAGGTGGAGGAACAGGATCACAAGGATATCAGGGATTTCAAGGAGAAGTTGGACAATTAGGTTTTCAAGGTCCATTAGGTGGAGGAACAGGATCACAAGGATATCAGGGATTTCAAGGATATCAAGGAAATCAGGGAATGACTGGCCTTCCGGGAATGCAAGGACTTCAAGGTGTTCAAGGATTTATTGGATCAACCGGTACTCAAGGTATTCAAGGACTTCAAGGTCTTCAGGGAATTCAGGGATTCATAGGAATAACTGGACTCGAAGGACTTCAAGGTGTTCAAGGATCAATCGGTATTCAGGGATTTCAAGGGCAGGGTATTCAAGGATCAACTGGAATTGGGGGTGTTCAAGGATTTATTGGACCAACTGGTATTCAGGGATTTCAGGGTAGTCAGGGGATTCAGGGATTTATTGGTACAACAGGTATTCAGGGATTTCAAGGTCACCAAGGTTTTCAAGGACAGGGTGTTCAAGGCACTCAAGGTCTTCAGGGGATTCAAGGATTTATAGGGGTGACAGGTCTTCAGGGTATACAGGGTCTTATAGGAACAACTGGTTCACAAGGTATTCAGGGATTTCAAGGGCTTATAGGGGCAACCGGCCAAGGTATTCAAGGATTTATTGGATCAACGGGTGCCCAAGGTATTCAAGGTATTCAGGGATTCGAAGGTGTTCAAGGATTTATAGGACCAACTGGTCAAGGAAATCAGGGCAGTCAAGGAACACAAGGTTTACAAGGAATTTTAGGAGCAACAGGACAGGGTGTACAAGGTTTTCAAGGGCTTTTCGGACCAACTGGATTTCAAGGGGTTCCGGGATTAGGATTTCAAGGTGATCAAGGATTTCAAGGAACTCAAGGTCTTATAGGACCAACTGGCCAAGGAAATCAAGGCAGCCAAGGACCAATAGGATTAAGTGGGATGGGCAATCAAGGACCTATAGGACCAACAGGTGACCAGGGACTACAAGGTGTTCAAGGACCAATTGGTGTTCAAGGAACACAAGGTATTGGCTATCAAGGATTTCAAGGAAATATAGGTCCGACCGGACAAGGGTTTCAAGGATTTGTTGGATCAACAGGTAGTCAAGGTGTTCAAGGATTATTTGGCAATCAAGGGTTTCAAGGAATAGGATCATTAGACAAAATAATTACAGTAAATATTGATTCTAGCCCAAATTATATATTAGCTGGGTCAAAATGTCAAGTAAGCATTACTTATAATTGCACGGCTTCTAAATGGACGATATTGTCAGATGATATTGGAAATATACAATTTGATGTTAAAAAAACAACATTTGCTGAGTATCCAACATTTTCATCAATTACAAATTTTAATTATCCTGGGTTATCATCACAAAGTAAAAATTATAATACAATACCTGGATGGGATATAATAAATGAGGATGATATTTTAGAATTTAGTGTAATAAATGATAGCACTATTAAAAAATTAAGTCTAATAGTAAAATTACAACAATATCCCTAACTAAAAGTTACAATTATTTTTTCATTTACTAGTGTTTGTTGATCCATTAGTGGATATGTATATAAAATACTCTCACAAGATCCAATACTAGTGTTATTAATCGTTGAGACACATCCTAAAGTATCATAAAATAAAACCCTGTCAGAAGATCCGGTGCTATGAATACTAATATTCATAATTAATTCATTATCACTTTGAAATAGTATATTATCTATCATCTTAATTAAGTGTTAATAATGCTTTTACTTGTACGTTATCAGGAATAGATGCCGGAGTAAATCTTATAAATGTCGTCTCGTTGCCTTTATCTGTTGTATTATAAGTTGTCCAGTTACTTCCACCATCAGTTGTTTTTTCCCAAGTTCCAGTTCTCGTTACAGAGTCATCCGTGTCTAAAATTCCATTAGTAATAGCATTGTATAGTCTTATCTTTAATGTTGGTACAGCGCTACCAAAAGCAATTGCGTGCTTCCATGCAAACGTTTTTGTTACCTTACTAGATAAGTCAGCACATGATAAATAATGACTATCCTGTGTATCAGTTGACGCATCTTCATAAACACATGTTACCGAATATAAACGTCTAGGAACGCAAAACTCACCTAATACTTCAAACGTAAACATAAACTGAATATAGTCGCTTGGTGATGCACCAGTTAAATCACCGTTTATAGTTTCTGTCCAACTTCCAGAATTATCATCTATACCCGATGTTCTATAATACATTCTTATTGGTTCGGGTGTATATCCTAAAAGAAAATCACCAACATATTGATTGGTAGCCATATATGCCCTATATAAAGCAGAGGCACCTAATGTTGATAATTTAGGTGTAATGACTCTTTGATTTGAATTATCTGCATAATAACCATCTGCTCCAATATTTAGCACAAGAAACCAGTTTAGACCAGTCGTTGTAACGTTTGGCATAGCAAACATTCTACCACCCTCAGTCCAAATAGATAAAGCAGCTGTTGAAAATAAGGCATCAACAGCACCTGAATTTGTTGTAGTAAGTTTAGTTCGGTTATTTATTTGTCCAAATATCTTTTCAAATTGTGGATTACTTGGATCATAATTACAAGTATATGTTCCGTGTCTTCCTGCTAAAGTAGTAGAGATTAAAAATTTACCAATTGAATCACTATAGTCTATTTGCAAAAATGCTGAAGTAGCTAAGTTTGTAGTAGTACTACCAGGTGGATTCTCAACCATCGAGTCTGCTAACCAGGCGCCACCACCATCCGTAATTGATGAAATAGGACAACGATAAACTCTTGTTAAAGTAACAAAAAATAAAGCTTTTACACCAGCTGCTGGGCCTAAAGTTGGCGTACATATTCTACCATTATTAACCTGCTGTACTGTACCAGTAACAGTCTGTATAGCTGTTTTATATGACCAAGCACCAGTTGCATAACCGGTAACTACTGTTAAGGCAGCTCTCATATTAAACCTATGTGCCCTAACTGAAGTTGTATTATCTAAATTTAATAAATATTCATCATGTGATGTAGCGGTTCCATTTCCATCATCTGTTAATCCTATTGCGTTTGCCATTAACCCACTATATAAGGTATGTACTCCTGATTGTGATACTGAAGTATTTACTGCAGCACCACCAAGAGTTGCAGAAACGGTAAATGTATCAGACGTAGGTACTGTCAAAACATAATATGCGGTATTCACTGTAAGTCCAGTTGGTAAAGCACCTGTAGTTGAGAACATTACAACATCACCAATAATATAACCGTGTCCTACTGCAGTAAACACACCTGGCGACGCTATTGTTACGGTAACAGTTACGGGAGCTTTGTCTTTTAATAGATATGATGCTCGTAAATTATCAGTGTTTGTTGCCTCTACTATTGTTGTACCACCTATTTGGAATACACCTGGATTTAAGCCTTTTATTAAATGTATACCGCCGTTATACAAAGTAGCGTTTGTACAAACCACACCTAATCTTATTTCTTCAATAACATATGCCGTAGCACCTGGTAAATTAACAGATCCGGAAATAGTTAAAGATGTATTACTAGCAATAGCTGAAATATCATACCAAGATGAAACCAAAGTCGGATCTGTTGTGCCAAATCCAATCCTTGCACCTGCCGCTATTCTATCTGAAGTAAATAAAGTGTTACTACCTGTAATTGTTGAAGAGGTTCCAGATGTTGAAACCGTACCATCAGTGTGCATTGATACATCAGTACGCAAAGAACGTATTGTTTTAGCACCAGCAAAGGTAGTACCGGATAAGGTGATAAATCCATTCCAAGATATTGTGTTTGTGGATGAATTATACGTAAACATCGCAATAGTTCTTGTAACTGCTGCCGTAGCATTCGTACCAGCAAATATCCAAAAAATAGTGGGTGACCATTGATATACGTGTGGACAAAAATAAGAAGATAACGTAACCTCTACCATATTAATCATAGTAGGTGGTGGAACAGTTACATACTCATCTAGTGTTGTTGCTCCTGTATATTGTTTAAACAAAGACCCAATTATAGTTTTAGTGGCATCATATCCATCAGTTGTTAAAATAGTATCACCAGTAAAAACATGCTCTACAGCTTTTTTCATTTAAATAATTAATTTTTAATATCAAATTATATAGTAAAATATATCATGTACATTTTATATAAAGCGGAAAAATTATTTAAATAAAAAAACTTTTCGTATATTTGAAAATATATAAAAAGAGAGATTAAAAATTTAATATATAAAAAAAGATTTGGTGGGTAGAAAAGTTCGCCGTATCTTTGTGAAACAAATAATAAAAAGAAAAAATCATGTCATACGTTAGTAAACATAAACATTTTAGCAAATTCCATTTTTGGTTTAGTACCAAGAGTTCGGGAGCTAATATTGTTTTGCCTAATGTGTAATGGTGAAAATAAAAGTATTAGATAAACCTGAACTCGAAAAGTTCAGGTTTTTTTATTGCTAAAAATTTATTATTATGAGAGAAATTAAAGAAAATACGTACAAGGGAACAAGAATTCTATTAGGAAATGAAAAAAGAGATTTAATTAATAGAATGATAGATGTTCTAAAAGATAGAGGATATATGGAAATTCAAATTCCAATTATTCAAAATCTAGAAACCTTTAGAAATAAGGTAGGTGATGAAAATAGAAATATGATGTTTTTATTTTCTGATAGAGGAAATAGAGAATTGTGTTTGGCTCCTGAATATACCGCGGTAATTCAGTCATTGAGTGATACATTCAAATATAGTAAAGATGTTAAATTGTTCTATGTTCAAGAATGTTTCAGAGGTGAAAGACCACAAGCAGGTAGATACAGACAGTTTACACAATTAGGTGTAGAGATAATTAATCCAAGTATGGATTATGTTGAAGAACTTTCTTCATTAGCACTCGAACTAGTGTCAAATGGTAATGTTGATAGATTCAAAGTAGATATGAGTGTTACAAGAGGATTAGATTATTATAAAGATGGAAAAGGATTTGAAATATCCTGTGATGAATTAGGAGCTCAAAAACAAGTGTGTGGTGGGGGTGAATATGATGGTGGAATTGGGTTCGCGATTGGAATTGATAGAATATTGTTGATTAATTAAATATGGTGGTATTAGTGTCAGCGGTGAGTCTGAAAAGACGAGCACGATACTCTGTGAAAGTATTAGCACCGGTTCAAATCCGGTATATCACCCAAAAGGAAGCGGTAGCTCAGTCAGGTAGAGCAGCGGGGCCAAAATCCCGCGTGTCAGTGGTTCAAATCCATTCCCTTCCACAAATGGTGCAGTAGCTGAGGTGGTGGCGAAAGCCTATAGCGCTTGGTCTGAAAAACCAGAGACACCGGTTCGAGCCCGGTCTGTACCACATAAGGTGAACAAGCTAACTTGGTAGAAGCGCCAGACTGAAAATCTGGAGGATCCGGATCGTAACCGGAGTTCACCACCAAATGGTGTCTGTAGCTCAATCGGAAGAGCGCAAGTTTGTGGAACTTGAGGCAGCGGGATCGAAACCCGTCAGACACCCAAACATACATCCGCTCATAAGCGTGACCAGCCGGTTCCAACCCGGTAATGCGTAAGCGTGGTTAAGAGTTCGAATCTCTTCGGGTGTTCAAAACATACGTTTGTGGTGCAATGGTAGCATATCGGTCTCCAAAACCGCAGATTCGGGTTCGAGTCCTGACAAGCGTACAAATAGGAATACCCAACAGGGTAAAAAATTATCAGATGAAACTAGAAAAAAATGTCAAATGCTAAAAAAGGAAAAAAATATAAAATACCTAGTGGGGATTCAGCCGACAGGGAAGCTAACAATAGGTAACTACCTAGGTTGTTTAAAGAAAGGCCTAAGGCTTCAAGAGGAAGGGCATGATGTTACCTTCTTGATAGCAAACTACCATTCTCTAACAACTGATAGTTATACTGATGTAACTGAACAGGAATTAATTAAATTAGGTTGTAAGAATATAAAAAGACAAATTCCTGAATATACTGAGTTGTTTTTCAAACTATGTTGTAAGTTAAACTTGGGAACATTATTGAAAATGCCTCAATATAAAGACAAAAAGGAAAATGTAGAATTTGACTTGGGATTGATGTTATATCCTGTATTAATGGCAGCTGATATCATCATTAACGACCCAGATGTAGTAATTGTTGGTAAAGACCAAATAGCTCACTTAGACCTATGTAATGATATTTCTAAGAGATTTAATGGTAAGTATTACAATTATGAATTAGGTGATGTAGATAAGATTATGTCATTGGCTGATCCAACAAAAAAGATGTCAAAATCTTTGGGAGAAAAACATGTTCTTTATATCTTTGATGAAAACTATGAAGCAAAAATAAAAAAGGCAAACGCCAACGAAGAGGGTCTTGAAAATCTAAAAAAGATTGGAACAGGAATCGGAGTTGATGTTGATAAATATGAAATGAATTCTGATTTAAAGAAGGCTATTTCAGACAAAATGAATGAAATTTTTAACAAGTAATAAAATGACAACAATTAAAAACATAAAAAAATCTAAAAAACGAATAAAAATGATTCGATAGATAAGCTATTACCTTAACTAACCCGGATCAGATTAATTTTCTATCCGGGTTTTTTATATATAAAATAAAAAAAAATTATGCAAAAAACATATGAATGCAAAGAAATTAATGGATATGAAAATTATTTAATATCTACAAACGGTGATGTTTATAATAAAAAAACAGGCCGTAAAATGAAAACTAGAATAACCAAAACTGGATATGTAGATGTTTCTATTTGTAATGAAAAAGGAGCTAAAACATTTTTAATACATCGACTTGTGGCGATGACACATATTGATAATGTATTTAATAAGCCCTTTGTCAATCATAAGGATCATGATAGAAAAAATAATAATGTTAGTAATCTAGAGTGGGTGACAGCAGAAGAAAACTCAAATCATATGTTTAGAAAAAAGAAAAAAGGGACTATTTCAAAAACTAAAATTATTGATATTTATGAAAGTAAAAAATGGAAAAATGTTGAGGATTTTTATAAAGAAATAATTGATAAATATTAACCTCTTGTAGCAAACTGGCAGTAGGCAACGGTCTTTTAAACCGTGGGGCCGGGTTCGATTCCCGGCGGGAGGACAAATTCCTTCGTAGCAAAATTGGTAAGGCGCTTGACTTTTAATCAAGAGTCCGAAAGGACATTCCGGGTTCGAGTCCCGGCGGGGGAACAAGATCTTGTAGTTTCAATGGTAAAACCACTGGCTTTTAACCAGTATTTCTGAGTTCGAGTCTCGGCGGGATCACATATTCCCTCGAAGCATTAAGGTGATGCTCAAGTCTCTTAAACTTGAGAACACGGATCGTTACCGTGCGGGGGAACAAAAAAAAATTAAAATTATGGAAACGCTAACAACAATAAGAGAAAGATTAGAAACACATTATGAAGGTGTTTATAGAAAGATATGGGTTCAAGGCAGTGCTCGTCATGGTCAAAATGATATTTTATTAACTCTATTTCCTTCAAATAGTGACGGATATAAGATTGTATCTATGCGAAAGTTAAGAAATATTTCATTTGAAGAAGTGCTCACAGTACTACAAAGAGAATTAAGCATCACAAATATATTAGAGTAATTTAATATATAATGGATGAGGTATATTAAAAAATATGAATCTTATAATAAACTTGATGAAATATTAGATATATTTTTTGATCTTGAAGAAGAAGGATATTCGGTTAAAAGTGCAGAATCAAAAATAGTTGAAGATAGGGATGATTGGGGTGTAAATAATCTAAGATATGTTTATGGTAAAAAATTTATAAATTATAATAAGGATGTAATATTATCCAAAGGAGGGAAAGTCTATAAGGTTAAGGATGCTATTATTGTCAGAATATCAAAGACACATTATATAAAAAATCTGACAGATCGAAAAATAATAAAACATTGGAAAATACTAGACTCTGAAATATCTAAAAAAACAGATGTTATAAAAGAGAGATCTGAATTTTTAGGCTTAAATTTATATGGAGTCATGGCTGAATGGTATCAACTTGGAAAGGCATCACATATAAAATCATCAGATGAGCCATATTTTGGTTATGATATGATTAATGACTGTTATACATTTGCATTTTATCCATCCGAAAAAGTACTTGAAAAATTTTATAATCCACCATCTGAAATAAAAGAAAAACTGCACTCTATTGTGAATGACTTACTATCTAAATATGAAGGTGGTAAGCCATTTTTTGACGCATTGGATGATGCTATTAAGGATGTTTATAATGAAGATATGATTCTTGCTTTATTAAAGGGCAATTCAAATGAATGGATAGCAGCATCTGGTGGATTTGGAGATAGGGTCTATAACCTATGGAAAAGGGGAAAATTTAGGTGTAAAGGAATAGTTGTCTTCAATGGTAAAATGATGACAAATAAAACCGGAGTAAACAATTGGTATCCACCAGATTTCGATTTATCAAACAAGGATTATGTATATGTAGATGATTCTTATTTTTCTGGTGGAACTGCAAGAAAAATAAATGGATTTTTATCTGAACACAATTCAAAAATTAAACACGTATCTGTTATATATGACGGATCAAAGGAAAAAAGCAAACTAGTTAAATCATTTTTTAGATACTACAAATGAAACACATAAAATTTAATCAAACAACTCTTTATAGACCAATTAATGATAAGGAATTAAAGTTGATATCAAATAGTGGATATGCTAAATTTCCACCAAGACTTCCAGAACAGCCTATATTTTATCCAGTAACCAATATTGAATATGCTAGACAAATAACTGTCGAGTGGAATGTTCCAGCATATGGATGTGGATACGTTGTTGAATTTGATATGAATAGTAACTACCTTAAAAAATTTGATATACAAAATGTGGGTGGTGAAATACACAATGAACTATGGATTCCGTCGGAAGAAATGGATGAGTTTAATGATAATATTATTGGTAAAATAAGGTTAGTAGAATCATACTAAAAAAACCTCTCAATTCGAGAGGTTTTAAAGTTATAATACGAGATTATAACGTGGCCTAAATGAGTATTCTATATATTATTTTTAATATATAGGGTAATGAAATATCTAAATAAATTTTCAAAGTTCTTTAAAAGAAAAAATGAAAAAAAGGTTCCATTTAAACAAGTTTTAATAAACCTTCAAAAATTTATTGACTCAGTTTGTCCTGATGAAGTATCAGTTCGATATCACCAAAAAATGGTGATAAATGATATTAAGGTTCAAAATTTTATACCTCCTGCTGATCAGATACCAAAGTCTTTAGGATTAGGCAGAATTAAAATAACCTTACTACAAGATAATGAAAATTATATTTTAATTACTTTACCTTATAATGATCAAATGAAATTTGATATGTTATATTGGAGGGATTTTATATGTCAAGATGGATCAATGCAAAGAGTACCAACTAATACACCACCGGGATATTGGATTCCACAAATAAGTCATGGAGAAGAAGGATCTTTATTTGATAAAGTTAGGGAATATCTAATAGATAATAATCTGGTTGGTCCAGTTGATTAGTATATTTAATAAAATTTATTTTATATATAATATATGATTGATAATTTTAAGCAATTTGAATTAAATCAAAATTCATATTTCAATGCTGCTAAAAAGGCTGATGAATATGGTCTAAGTAAAAAATCAAAGAGATTATCCGAGTGGGGTAATATTGCGGGAACCGTTAATAATAATGTGTCTCCTCATACCTTAGGATATTTTAATCTTGATATGAGTGTTTATAGAAGAAGATTTCAAAAACCTAACATGTATAGACCAGATCGAATGGATAATTACACAGGTATTGAATGTTGGCCAACAAATTTAGAAATATCACAATTAAAAAATTTAAGCAATAGAACTACTGATATTGACATAGTATATGATGGCCCGATTAAAGCTTATTTACGTGATATTTATTTAGACTGCAGAACTCATGCAAGTAATATTAGATTAGTGCCCTATTTTCATTTTTTTGATAAAAATAATGATCCAATTTATGCAGACATTCCTGATCCTATTGTTATAGAAATTCCAATTTCTTGGACTATAAACAACGAACATGATAACCGAAATCCTGCAGAATTATATTTTAAAGTGAAAGGAGAATACAACATTCGTAGTCACGATGAAAGTCGGAAAAATATTCTATTTAATGATAGAAGATCTGCTACAAAACTTAAAATGGTAATTAGTAAAATGGATGATTATTATAAAGATAAATATGATCAGGTCAGTGATTTCTTTAAAGAATATTCATATGCTGAGGAGTTTATCAAATTTTTAGGGATTCTAAAATCAATATCCGTTCATAAACTATATAAAGACTAATGAAATATTTAAATATAAAATTATTAGAGGATGATGATACATATATTTTAATTTCACTAGGATATAATCATGATATGAAATTTGATATGATGACGTGGACAGAGAAAGCATCATGGATGAGACAAGTGAGTCATGGGTTAGAAGGATCTTTATTTGATAAAGTAGCAAATTATCTAACAGATAATGAATTAGTTGACCCTATTATTTAAATAATTTTGGTGGGAATAAAAAAAATCGTATCTTTGTGAAAACAAAGGAATAAAAATATAATATATACAATTATGAAAATGGTTAATACAAATACAAGTTCGTCACGTAGTTCTAACAGCTCGAAAATTCGAAGTTGATTGTATTTCTATTGCTATACAATATTGAACCTCGAATTTAATTCGAGGTTTTTTGTTTTATGGTTCCATCGTCCAACTGGATAGGACATGACCCTGCGAAGGTTAAGATATGAGTTCGAATCTCATTGGGACTTCAAATTGGTGAGTTAAGCAGCTACATTGGAGTGGCGACCAGCTTTGAAACCTGGGTTTCGTTAAATCGGATGGGGGTCGGGTCCTCAGCTCACCGCAATGGAGGGATGGCAGAGTTGGTCTATTGCACCTGACTTGAAATCAGGAGGTCGGGCAACCGATCCGTGGGTTCGAATCCTACTCCCTCCTCAAATGTTCTTGTAGCTCAACGGTTAGAGTTTTCCGCTTCGAACGGAAAGGATGTAGGTTCGAATCCTACCAAGAATTCAAAAAAATTGAACTCACATTTTAATATATAGTGAAAATATGAGTTCAAATGAAATACACAGTATATAAAATAACAAATTTAATAAACGGTAAAATTTATATCGGAGTTCATAAAACAGAAAATTTAGACGATGGATATATGGGATCTGGTAAAAATATAAAAAGAGCTATTGACAAATATGGAATTCAAAATTTTAAAAAAGAATATATTAAAATATTTGACAATCAAGAAGATATGTTTAAAATGGAGTCTGAGTTGGTAAATGAGTTATTTTTATCTAGTCGTGAGAATTATAATATAATGAAAGGAGGCCATGGAGGATTTGAACATATAAATAAAAATTGTTGGGATAAAGAAAGTAGAAAAAATCATTTACAAAAAATATACAATTTGGTTTCAGCTGAAAAAAGAAAGGATATCGGAGCATATATGGGTAAAAATTTTGGAGGTAGTAATAGATTAAGAGAGGATGTAATAAATTATAGATTAAAAATACTCGAAACAGTTGACATGTCTAAATATGGTTGGGTAGAAAAAGCTAGTAAATTACTAAATATAACCCATACACAAGTTAGGAGATTTGTAAATAAATATTATACGGGGGAATATTATAGAAGATAAGGAGAGTAAAGTAGCCAGGGTGCTACCACCGCCTGCTAAGCGAGTGGATCGGGTAACTGATTACGTTTCGAGCACGTTGCTCTCCTCCATGGTAAAATACCCAAGAGGATGTAAGGGGCTCGCTTGGAAAGCGAGTAGGTCGGGAAACTGGCGCATGAGTTCGAATCTCATTTTTACCGCGAAAAAATTAAAATTATGATTTTAGAAGAAAATATAAATGGATTAGTTTTTGTTGAACAAAGGACTTTTTATATCTATAAATCCGAAGAAGATAGAAAGAATGGAAAGTATTCATTTGTAACTTCTGATGAAGGTTTATTTTTAACTCACAAGGAAAACTTAAGAAAAAAATTGTCAGTTATAAGGGATGAAAAGATAGATAAAGTTTTATGATCTTTTTAATATATATTCTATGAAGTATATTAAATCCTTTAACGAATCAATTACGACATCAAAAATAGCATTTAATGAATTCGAAAGGTCTCATATAACAGTACCGTTTACATTGAATGAGGTAGATATAATTAAAAATAATATAGAAACTTCTGTTGTTCTTGGTACGAAAACTGATATTGAGCTAAATAATGGAAAATGGCAAATATATTATACAGATAAAATATTTATTTCATACTATATAACAAAATATGATGATGAATGGTGGACAGTTCGTAGAATAGATTATGCTGGGAGAGAATCTTTATACATTTGTGACCAATTTGATGAATTAATATTATTATTAAAACAGTTAAGATATGATAATAGGAAATTGTCCAATATGTGATAGAGAAATGTGGGATGATAGTTCATCTGATCGGCATCATTTCTATCCAAAGTGTAAAGGTGGAAAGGAAACAGAATGGGTGCATAGGGTATGTCATCGAAAAATACATTCTATTTTTACTGAAAATGAATTGGCTAAAAAATATAATAATGCCGATTTAATCCGAGAGCATCCTGAGATTATTAAATTTATAAAGTGGGTTTCTAAAAAAGAACCCAATTTTTATGATAGAACCATAACACATAATAGAAAAAAGAGATAGTATGAAAAATATTAAAGATTATCAAGAGCATTTTAAAAAAATGAAAGAAGATCCGGAGTATAAAATGGATCATAATAGGAAAATAAAGGAACAACAAAAAGAAAAATTTCGTAATATTAATCCATTCGAAACAGCTGATGATGTTCCAGATCTTCCGAGAGTGGATGAAAAAGAGTGGGTAGAATATTATGTCCCAATTTTAATTGAAAAGGGAGCTATTCCTAAAAAAGACTTGGTAGATGGTGAGTGGTATTATGGGGAATTTAGAAATAGCAATTTTGGAAGATGGAATGCTAAAAAGCAAGTATTTGATCATATTAGATATAAGTTCGTATATAGATGGGACGAATGTAATCACTTTGAAGATGATAACGGATTTGCACTATTTGTTCCCATTCGAAAGGCAAATAAAGAAGAAATAGAAAAACAAGAAAAAATTATTAATACCCTATGAAAAAATATTATCAAACAGACGAATTACAAGAAATGATTGATTGGGACAATATCATGAAAATGAATAGATATGCTGGTGGTCATGACGATCAAATGATTGGATTATTTAAAGATTCAATTTTAATAGCACATTGGAATGAAAATGACTATCAAGGTATGGTAGCTACATGTGTAATGTTATCTGGGAAAGGCTTTGATGGTAAATTTGCTATCTATAATGACTATTATGGATCTTGTTCAGGATGCGATTCATGGGAGGGTGCTGATGATGATTCTGTTAAATCTATGTGTATTAATTTATCTAATGGTGCTTATGTCTTTAAAAACATAAATGATGTTATTCTGTTTTTAACAGTTGAGGATAAAGATAACTATTCTTGGAATGGAAAAGCTTCCTCTAATTTATTGTCAGAAATACTTAAGAATGTACAGATTCTTAGGAATATAAAGATTGAAAATATCATTTCATAACAACTGTAACTTCCTTAGGATCTAATCTGTGATATCTATTACTTGAACTTAATACGGAATTAAAGGTAATTGGAAATTTAACATCATCCTTAAATACTATTTTCCTTGATTTGAATGTTAATTTATCCTTTATGACCTTAATCATTTGACCAATTATTTCATCTTTGGATGAAACCTTCAGAACAATTTCGTTATTCATTATTTTATAATGTTCATTAACACCTGATATAAATAAGTTCTTGTCATAATTAATTGTAACATTACAGTTCTTTAACATAGTTAACTTTATAGGTAGACTATATTGTGGCTCTTTTAATATTATATCTTCAACTATAATATTTTCTGGTTCCATTGAAGAATATTCTTTCTCTGAAAAGTGATACTTTATATTAAAGTGATTATAATAAACATGTTTATGCTTCGAAAATTGAAGTTTAGTATTATCAATTAAGCTTTTAACTTTCGATATATCAATTGTCTCACCTTTAACCATTTTACAATATTCCATTAATAAAAAAATACTATTACTTTTTCGACTTTTTGATGCATAGTATAATATAACATCCGCATACCTTTTATCACGATCAATTTCACACATGTAATAGTCGATATCATATGTTAATTTATAATCCCAATTTTTATAATATTTCAAAACCTTATTAATAGAAGCACCATTAAACATACTTCTAGGTGCCTTGGAAGTTAGTAATATAAAATCGCTACTTAAATTATCTTTGATTTTATTAAATTGATTTTCAGTAGCAAAACAATGAGCAAACTTATTAACATCATCAATTGTTAGTATTTCAGCTTCTTTTTGATTAAGTAGTTTTCTAAAAACTTTAGCAATTATCCCCTCAATTTCAAATCCGCTTCGAGACCTAGATAGTTTCGATGATAAAATAGGAAGTAGTTGAGAAATTTCCTTTTTGTCTACTCTAGATGAGTTGAGAGCGTTCTCAATTTCTTTCAATGTTGATAATTTATTAATTTTTCTAAAGTCAAAT